TCAGATAATGCGATCATCATTTTCTACTTTCCAAAATCCAAGTTGATGCTCCAGATCTTCTATTAATTTAGTATTGTCACTCTGAATTACTACTTCAATTGTTTTTGGAAGTTCAAATGATAACACTCCTAAAATAGATTTAAGATCTATAATATATCTTCCAAATTTTCCATCAATATCACAATCTTTAAACTTATTTGCAATAGATACAACAGCCGTAGCATCTGCTGAATTATTTAGTCGAATTTTCATAGTTATCCTTTCTTTTTATCAAATAAAATGATATACTATACATGGTTGTATTTGATGTATAGCATTCATACATATAACCATACACATTTTTCTTTAAAGAGGCACTAACCATATACGGAGTGCCTCTTTTTTTTACTTTTAATCATCATATTCCCATTCACGAGTGTGTCTATTATAATGACTATTCGCTTTGCACCGGAAGTCATGTTGAGCAGGATCCCCTTTAATAAGTGGACACTCATTACAATGGACACGATTGTTTTTATCATATGCGCTATATTTTTCGCATATAGTCTTTTCTCTATCTGTTGTAAGCATAGTTACACGTCTTCATCCTGTGGCATTTCAAATGTATTGGTTTCTTCTAGTGCAGCAAGTACATTATTCATAGATGAAATAGTTAAACCCATATTATTACTTGAATAAAATACATTCATAGAATGCCATTTATCATTTTGTTTTCTTAATTTATTCAATACATTATGTGCTTTTTTAGAAGAAGAATATTCTCCAAGTAATACAGAACTATTTGCATATTTCATACGAATCTGATTTCCATTATATATAGAAAATGTCTTTCCAGATGCATCTAAATAATTTTCTTGATTTTGACTTCTAATCCACATAAAACCCTCCTACTTATTCTCTGTTGTACTTCCAAATCCACCATTTCTTATGCCTGTTGCTTCATCATCAATAGTAATACCATATTCTAAAAATACTCCCTGCACAACATTGTCACCTCCTCTAATTGTACATTCTTTATCGCCATTATTTTTCAGTTTAACAAATATATGTCCTTCGTTATCGCTGTAATAAAAATCTGAATCCACAATACCTGTTTGGTTCATAAGATTTAACCCATATTTGAATCCTAATCCACTTCTAGGATATAACATCAGAACCAAATCTATGTCCATTTCACATCTGATCCCTGTAGGAATTTTAATGGTTTCACCAGGCTTTAAAGTAAATGTCAAAGGACTTACAAAGTCATATCCTGCGCTGCCTTTTGTTGCTCTTTTAGGTAACGTAATTGCATCATAAATATCCTTAATATTTCGCCTAGTTGACATATTTAATTCAGGAACATTAAATGTATCAATCCAATCTTTTTCAAACTGTCTGTATGTAACTTTCTCAAATCTTGCTACTCTTTTTGCCATATTATTAATCTCCTTTTTGTATATAATTTAATGTATATATTATCTGAGTATAACTTTATATTAAATGAGCATTTTGCAATTCTTTTAGTTTAGTTTGTGCTTCTTCATACGTAAAAAAGTATTTTTTACCAATATCCTTTTTAGAAATATAATCCAGGTGACTAATAAGGTTAATCGTGTCTATATAGTATTCTTTCTTACTACTACATCCATAGTCGTTACAATGGTTACATTCATCACTATATCCATCGTGTTCTATTCCTTTATGACATTTCGACCATCTAAAATCAATATAATAAAGTATTATATCGTTACTTAATTTTATTGATTGTTTAATATTGTCAGATTGTTCATAATTTGCTAATTGACGAGCAATTTTATTAAGAATTTTCCATCTTTTGTTTTTTGCAAGTTGCTTAATTGTAAGTCCTTTATCAGATGGATAACCGTCTGGGTGAAACAAAATCTCTCCATTTTCAGTAACGTAAGTTAATCTTTCGATCCGCATTTACAAATCTCCTTTTTTAAATATTCAATATATTCATTCCATTTGCCTAATGAATGGATATATTCTTTAGTTTTTAAACATTTTTTCTTCATATCTTTTTTCAAATCAATTGTCCTATACTGCTTACTTTTTTGAAGTTTATTAGTCAAAAAAGCATCGGTTACCCTAGAGACTAACAAGTAATCCTTGCTGTCCATAGAATCCAAAATAGCGTTGTATTCTGCTAAATCTTCCTCAGGAATAGGGTAATCACATTTGGGTAAGTTCTTAGTCGAGAAAGGACTAATATCAGCTCCTGCAATCGCAGGTTTAAGAAAAAGTGCTATGTATTCTAACTTACGAGCATGGAACTTAAACTCTATTTCTTTGTCGTTTTCCATGATACTTCGTACAGTTCCTTCATCTTCAAGTGCCTTATATAATTCTTCATAAGTTTCATATTCCGGTAACCCAATATCATTAGCTATAGCTTTTAAAATATTGTGTCCTCTTCCTATAGATGGGATATAAGCTACAAGAGTAGAAAAACCATAATGATATATCTGAGCACCGCCATAACATTTAATATAAATATCATCAAAACTTGGATCTATTCCTCCAGAATCATCTCTGGGATAATCATTGGTACTTTGATCTATTGCAGCTTTTAGTCTGTAAGTACCTTTATATTTCATTAGATATTTTGCCATTTAAAACCTCATTCCTCATATTGTCTTAACTCATTAATAAAGGTAACAAAAACGCCCATAAGCACCATGCTGAATGCGTGACTTCAATGCCTACAATTACTGCTAATGCAGTTGAAATCCATGCTGCTGCTTTTGTAAATTCCATAATTAATTCTCCTTTAATACCATAATAACTGCATTACACATACCAATAATCCTTTGAAATTTTTCATCTTTCGAATGAACGTTTGCGCTAGGCAAGGCATATCCATTTTCTGCAATTTCTTTTATTGCTGACATCCATTCAACAACAATATTACTACCAGATTTTTCCTGAGACGTTTTTTTATCTGGTGGTGATACGTAAGGCAATTGTTGCGGCCTTCCTGGTGTCATATCTGCTTCCTCCATTAATTCTCCTTTATGCTTTCCATAAGTTCGCCACGAATTTCATCATACATTTTATGTAGTTTAGGATTAACAAAAGTCATCCATTCTCGCCGTTTATCATGTATCATAAGCTCTCTTAACATAGTTCCTGAAATAGGTAATTCTTCACGATTAATGATTAATTCGGTTGTGTTCTTTAAATCTTTCTTATCAAACCATCCGCTCCGGCTATCATCATTACCATAAATCATTACATCTGGATTTTTATAAATATACCGATCCACATTTTGAAGAAGATATCTACCCCAATCTGGAGTAATATCATTTTCATCAGTGAGGTCTGATAATGCATAAATCATAATGTTTGGATCATCACCATATACTTCACGTATCATCTTGATTCTAGTATTAACATTCAAAGGATTACGTTTTGTCCCACATTCTTGTGCACTGCCAACAAGAATAAGCATCCGATCACAAAGCAATAACCCAGTATCAATAAGTTTTTCATGGCCTTTGTGGAACGTTTGAAAACGCCCACAAACAAGCCCAACATCATATGGTTTCATGTTATTTCTTCTCCTCTTTAATTCCAAGTGTATAAATAAATGTTACTAAGAACACAATGGAAAAAGCGATATATATAATAATTGCTGCAGGAATAGTAAATATAACTGTAAGAAATATATATATCTTACCGAACCAATTTTTATTTTGGGACCACTTTTTATATTCTTTTATTGGTAATAATTCATCAATTGCACAATTAATTATTAAAATTGTTGTGAAAAGAATTTCGATTAACAAGAATGATATAAATATGTTCTCCATTATTCTGCCTCCACTTTTAATTCAGGATTAAATACCGGAATCTTCTCTGATTTGAAGAGACATCGTTTATGCATTAAATCAATCTTAGCTTTTACAGCCAGATCGTCAATCTCTCCTGTACGAAGATATCTGTCCAGAACTTCATATGGGAATCCTAAATTGTCCTCATCTGTCTTTCCACATAATCCATCAATTGGAATCTTTTCAATAAGTTCTGTAGGAAGCAATAATTCATATCCAAGTTTTTTAACTTCATATACAGTTAATTTTCCTAACGGACTAAAATCACCTGCTGAATCACCATACCTAGTTTCATAACCGACATATGATTCTGAAAGATTACATGTATTTGCTACTCTTCCATTACAAGACTGAGAGACAGCATATAATGTAGACATTCTAATACGTGCCGGAAGATTTATTTTTGTCTGTTCGCTGATCTCGATTCCTGAGCTTTCGAGTCTTGACAATACACTTCGAACTGTGTCGCCAATGTTGATTTCGTATGATTTAATATCAAGAAATTCACAAAGCTTGTACGCAGCATAAATATCTTTCTGCTGACCCTGTGGCATCAGTACACCAATTACACGATCTTTTCCAAGAGCTTCTGCACAAAGCGCTGCTACTACAGAAGAATCTTTTCCACCAGAAATTCCTACAATTGCATTGCAGCCGGGACCATTCTGATTGAACCAGTCTCTGATCCACTGTACAATTTCATTCTTGAGTTCTTTAAAATATCCATTGTAATATTTCATCTTATAATCCTCCTAAACAATTAATATATTGTGTAACATTGCCATTATCATATGTCTTTGTAATCAATACGGCAGACACTGTTTGTCCTATTCTTCCATGATATTTACGATATGTACTTTCATCACTAAGAGAATATTCAGTTCCGTTATAATCTACCGTAATTTCATACTCGGCATAATCTGTCCGAAATTGTGGAACATGATTAATTATACCTATGAAACGAGTTTCTTTCGGCTTATAGTATTCATTAACAATTTTGACTTTCACACTTTCTTCTTTCTTATCAATACATTTAGCACATCCAGTCAACATAAATGCACTGATAAGCAGAAGAATTAATATAGTAGCTGCCTTTTTCATTTTGATTCCTCCTGCAGTTCCTTTCTTACTTTCATAAGAATTCTACCAAGCCTGTTTTCTCCAATACCATTAACAGTTCCCCAAGTTGTATCTCCCCATGTATTTCCTTCTTCCAAATGTTCATCACCTGTAGCAAGTAACTTTTCCTTAAGATCTGGATTCTGAGTGAATTTAGCCAGTACGATTTCATACATTACTTTATCTTTTACTTCTTCCCAATCTGATCTCAAATCAATCTTTCTGCCTGTTGCCTTTGCCTCTGATGGGCTAGCTTTAGAAAATAACTGGAATCTTAGTCTACGATTCTTTGTTTTCTGCGCTTGAAAAGCTGCTTCATTATTTGTATAGTCCCATCCGTTGTAACTTACCGGTGCCATATAAAAGTTACTTAAAAAGTAATAATCTCCAGTAAAACTATTAATCATTTTAAATGCCCTCCATTGGTTTCCACTGTTTTCTCCTTTTACTCTGCATTTTCCAACCCGACACTTTTAATCCTCTCACATGATCCCATGAATCTGTTTTTCTTTTTGGTTTTATAGGTTTGAGCGTAATACCATATTCATTTCTTACCTCTACAATCTCTTCTGGTGTAATACTTTTACGCTGATCCGGCACTGTTGAAGCCCAATGAATATTCCATCCATGATGTTTATGATATGTACGATAGTATTTCTTTTTATATTTCTTAGTAAGTTGATGAAAGTCTCGTACATTACCATAATCATCCATAATCAAATATCTGTGATATTCACGCGGACAAGTACACATAAAATCCCAATTATTATCTATTTTTAAATATTCATCATCAAAAAAGTTGAATGAATGATATAAATTGATACTTCTCATGCTGTATGGGAACTTTGACTTAAAGTATGTATACAGTTCTTTAGTCCCTTCTACACATCCTACATATTCCCATGGGAGCCATCTGTATATAATGTAATTAAAATGAGCTTCTACACATTTTGTATGTTGTATATAAATATGGTACTCTCTCATATAAAACTCCTACTGTCCTTTATGTCTTGACATATCGACTGTTGTTTTAAAATATTTACCAATTGTTGCAATTGTTGCACAAATAACAGGGATCATTGGTTTCGTAAACCTAGTTGTATTAAATATGATATTTAGTCCATTAACCAATGCGTCCCCTACAAAAAATTTCAGTATGCATCCACCTATGTAAGCAAACATAAATGATAATGCCGGACTGATAACAAGAGTGAAAATCGCAAGGATGATTACTGTAAACGCACCTATTCCTTCTAATGTATTATCTTTTCTGTTCATTTAATTCCTCCGAATCTTTTTCATATTCAACTACAATTACATGTAATCCATATCTTCTGGCAGTATCAATCATATTTTTTGTACCTCGCGATTCACCATCCCAAAATGCGATCAACGTACCAGAGCCTGATTCTGATGCAAATTTTGCCATTTCATTATTACGTCTAGGGCCAGCAGACTTTCCATAAACTCCCCATAAAGCTTGAAATCTTATAACGGAGTAACCATTATCAAACGCATAACATTCACCAAGCCTATCTGCACCTTTTGCACCACCACTGATAACTCTAATTTGCTGAGTATTATTAACTTGATTATTTTTGATATAATCTGACACAGTTTTCTTAAGCAAACGATAATCATCAAAATCTCGTGAACCGACTATAATAATATTCATCGCCTCGCTCATTCATCCAGCCTCCATAATTCTACATCATAATCTTTAAGCTCATCTTCAATAATTTTATAAATCACTTCCCAATCAGCTCCTCCTCTTCCACAACCAATCTTATACGGAAGTGCTACTGAAGTTCTACAAAGATCTTTTCCTTCTAGTCCATTTTTTTCACGCCATACTCCAAAATGTTGCGAAATATATCTTAAACCATCTCTAAAAGCTTCAAGATCTGTATACTGTTTACCATCATATCCATATTTATTTTGTGCGAATAAAGACAATACAATTTGACCTCTATCTTTCAATAAATATGCATCACACGTTCCGAGTAGTTCTTCCGGCTCGAACTTACAAAACTCACAAAACTTTCTATAGTGTTTATAAATACCTTCATCATAATCTCTTAATGCTTTAGCAACTCCAGTATTCATTTCTCCTTGGCAGTTAACCTGATGAATTATAAAATCTGTCTTTGCATTAACGATATTACCTTCAATAATTTTAATCATAAATCTTTTCCTATAAATCCTGAAATGTAAACTTCTCGCCACAGGAGCAAATCACTTCTCCAATAGTTCCGATTGATGTTGGTGTAAAGCACCATGTAAGAGAGCCGCCTATGCAACCATGTCCCATTGCTCTCTGTTCCATAGTTTTCAAACCATGTTTCTCAGCATCATGTTTTAATTCCCACTCTCTGATTTTCTCTTGTTCTTTTTCTGAAATTGGAAATCCTCTGTACAGATCCTCTTTCGCTTTTTTTAGTTCTGCTTCCATTCTCTGCATTTCAGAATCTTTATAATGCTCATCTTTGAGCTTCTTGTTTTCTTCTTCTAAGTATTTAATTCGTTTTTCATAAGTATCTACTTTATCAATAATCCCCTGACAAAGATCTGAAACTGAATCCGTAAAATATGTACTACTCATTTTTATACCTCCTTCATTAAATATTTCACTGGAACCCTTTTAGTCAGCCAAACTCCATTTTTAGATAAGTAAAATTTGTATCCATCTTTGTACATCTGTTCACTATTGATAGAATAAACAACTTCTTTACCATGTCTCTTGCCGACAGCTTTGGCGGTTTCAACATCTTTTGACAAATGAACATATAAACGACTTTTAGGAATCAGTCCATTCTGATCAATAGACGCTATATATTTCTCGCCAGTTCCATGATAAAGAATTTTAGGTGGCTCTTTCTCTTCCAGTTCTACATCTACCGGAATTGAATGTCCCTGATTCGCTCTGATCAATGTCTTGTCATCATTGAAAGAATATCGCTGCTTATTGTCAGTCCGTACAATTTCCTCTAAAAATTCTTTGTTAAATCCGGGATTGTTTTTAGCGATACCCTGAATCAGTTCTTCTACATTCGCCCAACCATGTTCATCTATAGTAATACCAATAACTTCAGGCTTATGTCTTAATATAAGACTTATATATCTACTAATACTTTGTAAATTCATTCTCTTTACTCCTCTTTACTCCATAAATGATGAAACGTGTACAGTTACAAAATCACTATGTGCACGAATATAATCCAAAGTTTTTACTGTATCCTCTACAATTGCAATCTGAGACGGCTTAAGCCCAAGCTTTTGTTGCAGCGTCTGAAGCACAGTAAGTTTTTCTGTCTTTTCTAAAGTAAAATAGATATTATCATCCGGAAGGCCGTAATTATCTTTGATAAAAGCTCTTTTGCCGGGGATCTCACTGAAAGGACTCTTTGAACAGGTATATACTTTATCAATACCTTTCTTCTGAATAAACTCTTGCATTAATTTAATCGGACGTACATCTTTATACGGATTCTCACCGGAAGCTACAAGTCTATCCCATTCATCATCAGTCATACTGTGACTCAGTTCTGAAAATTCATATGGAGCAAGCACACCGTCCACATCCATTACTACAATTACATCATCTTTTAATAAATAATCTGTAATTTTACTCATCTTTGTTTCCTCCGTTTAATCTTTCTCTAATGTCTTCAAATGTTTCTTTATTGCAAGCTTTCCCATCTACAAATACGGTACTTAACGCTCCGTCACGAAATACATCATTATACCCGTCTTCACACTGTAATTCTCCATTGTCATCGTAATATATACAACAACACCCTTTATGAGATTTTTTCAAATGACTCGTATCGGTTTTGGGATCTTTATAAATCATAATTGGTTCACCGTTGACGATTCCATATGTAGCTTTCATAGCAATGCCAAACATATCTCTAGTTACAACAACCATGTATCCATCAGGTTCTATAACTGCTGAGAAGCAAAATGCTCCGACTCCGAATACGATATTGTTTGCAGCAAATCCTTTTTTCTTCAGTTCTTCCCATACCTGCTTTACATTATTAAGAGTACATCCGTCTCCATAGATAATTCCAATGTGAGAATCAAGTACTTTATATCCTTTGCTATTTACTGTTCCGCCGAATGTATTCCAAAGCTTTTCAATTGTCTCTACAGCAATTTCTACCATATCTCCGGAATCTGGACGGACCAGAAGTTTGCCATTATGCTGCATGATTTCTTTTTTACAAGCCGGAAGAATATTATCAATCATGTTCCAGTAATCATAAGTGTCAGATACCATACTAAAAGATGCATTAGGATATAGTTCCGTAAGTAGTCTTTTTACAAATGTGATTTCATCACCGTCTACTGCATAATTTGAAGCCATAACTGAATGTTCTGTTGATACAGCACCAATTCCGATTCTTTCAGTCCAACAGCAAGCATCATAATATGTATCTATATAATCAATAGCAGGAATTGTGCTTGTCTTATCAAATGATAATAACCAAGCAGATGAACATCTTACTGCCTCTTCCATACATGACATTCCTCTCATACCAAAGTCTGAGCAGGCCATTTCAGGTCTTAAAAGGTCATCACAAGTCATTTTATAGTAGTCATTTGCAAGTTCTCTATACATATGACCAATTGTTGCATGAGCACATGGTTTCCAGAGTTCAACCTGCAGGATACATTCGATCCACTGTACTACCCAAGCAAAATCTGGATGTGTATTTGTAATTTCAATACATGGAATACCCATTGGTACCAATGTTCCTTCCGGAATAGCACGAATCCGAATTGGAAGATAGCCTAATTTATGAAGTTTCATAATAGGCTCTAGGTCATAACTGTTTCCTAACTGTATATCCATACTGTATTTATATGTATGCTCAACTTCTGCTGCTGTTAATTCAAAAAAGTTTTTATTAAAATAATCGACCAGATACTCTTCAATAAATGCCTGTAGACCAAAGAATACCATTTTGTTCTGATTCTTAAGCATTGATCTTCGTGGGGTCCAGTAAGATACTAATTTCGTCAATCCTTTCGGATAGATTTTATTATGGATCTGTTTATATGTGTCTGAGAGCAAAATTGCCATCGTATTCATTATTTTTTATTCTCCTCTTTATCATTTACAACTTTGTCAATCTGATCAGTAATGTAATCAATAACATCCTTGCCGGTTTTCCCAATTGCTTGAATGTTGTCAGGTGTAATTTCTTTTACCGCCGCCATTGTATATATTGTTTCTGTATTTGGCGTCATTACAATAACAATTGCCATTAAAACACAACCAATTAAAAATTTGGTTATGATTGATTTATACTTAAAAGGTTCCCCTTCGTCATCACCTTGCATAAAAGCTATTACAGCAATTGCTCCAAATATAACACCAAGTATCCCAAAAAATATATGTAATGCATCTACTCTACCAGCGAAATAGATTATCCAAGGGCTAATAATCGGTTTCATATTATCCTCCTTATCTAAATCTCTCAACCAGTTCAATCTTAGGACTTTCCAGATTTGTCAGAATCGTATCTGTCGTATAAATCTTCTCAATCAGTCCATTGTTTTTCAGAAGCTCTCCTTCATAAATAGTGTTTTCACAATGAGTTACATAAAGATAAATTTTATTTACTCCTGTTTCTTTTAGTTTCTTAGCACTATGATAAAAAGTACCACCTCTGCTACAAATATCATCTACAATAAGGATATCTTTACCTGGTAACTGATCAATTTCACCTGATAAATCTAAGCCTTTAATCTCTCCAGTTTCCCAATCTCTATTCTTAATACCGAAAGCATATGGAAGATGTACTGCTGAAGAATATCTTTTCATAGATCCCGCATCTGGATAAAACATCATGAGATTATTACTAGCAATCTTCTTGACAGCAGTTTCAATCATTCGATTCGGGGATTCTACATGTACTTTATTAAATAATGCGGCAGATACATCAGAATGCGGATCTAAAACTTCTACTTTTCCAAAATGTAATGAATTAATAGTCTGAGCAAAATATTTTAAAGTAAATAATTCGTTCTTATGCTTAACTCGGTCCATACGTGCATCTGGGATATAAGGCATATATAAATTAGGCACTACTCTATGATCCCAACAATATCTAGTAATATATTCAACTGCTGTTAATTCTTCCATTGATTCAAAGAACCATTCAATATTATCTCTACACCATCCTCCGATGGGAGGAATATTCTTAAATAAAAATGTTCCATCCGGATATTTGTCAAGTTTGATTTCTACACCGTTTAATTTAATCATTTAGTTCTCCTCCCTATGGAAAAATATATATTCCCATCCGTTACATTTAGTTCCTATATCATATACATCATAAAAATATTCATTTGTATGGGTAATAGCTAAAATTTTTTTACATGGTAATCCTAAGCCATTAATATCTGCATTGCATCTCTTAATTAAATCTTCCACATTAAGTTTCCCATATCTTAAAGTATCCTGATGTGGATTCGGAACATTTGTCTGATCAAACATATCAGCATTTATTTCATCTTTGTCACACTCTGTCGGGAAAACTCCAGCTCCATGTCGTGTTATATAAGATCGTGTCACATAACAAACTTCTATATCAATACCATCAATCCATGAGACTTCTTTTATGATTCTGGCAGGATTCTTAATACCAGTATTTGATGGTGTTAAATGCGGAAAATATTCCATATTGTTTTGATCCAAAAGAAGCCCCTGCCCATTTTCAAATACTATGGTGTCGTATCCGTTAAGTAATTGATCATCATTTATGACATGTACGTGCGACATCATAAAATCAAGATCTTCATTGTAATGGTCTTGAAGCCCAGGATTTTTGAAAGGATTAAATAATTCTTCTTCCTGCTCAGATAACGTAATTCCCATGCTTTTGAACATATTCATATAATATGACCATGACGATGTGAACGTATAAATCTGTTTTTTATATCGTTGAATTGTATTATAAATCCCCATTCCGCAACTTCCGTGTTTATCATTACCGCGACTTTTCTCAATTATTTGATTTGCCATCATATCAAGAGGATTTGTAATCATACATTTTCCATGAACGTATACATAAGGTTCCCATCCTAATTTCTTTAACTCTTCCCATTCTTCCTTAAATACCAGAGGATTTAAAATAAAATCCTCCGGTAAATAAGTATCTGCTCCGTTTAATGTTCCAGAGCCGAAATGATGAAAGACATGCCGGGTTCCGTCTGATTTTAATACTGTATGTCCTCTTTGAGCGCCGCCATTTGAACACACAACGATACAGTTATCTGCATTTTTAGTATAATAATCTGTTAATTTGCCCTTACCCTCGTCACCAAAGTTTGCCCCGATGACAATTTTTATATCTTTCATAAGTTATTCTCCTTACCAAACAATAGCTCCTGATTCATCTGTCTCTGCAGAAATTACAGTGGATGAGACTACTACAGGTTCATTATTTTCTGCAGCCGCAACTACAATCTTTACAATTTCATCTGCAATATCATCAAGGCGATTAATGGTCCTAAAATGATTATCATCAAGATACTCTGAGAAAGACTCAACTATTCCTCTCTGGTCATATCCATCGCGATGATTTACATTGATATGATAAATATCAAATTTCTCAGATGTTTCCATATATAAATCTTTAGTTTCTACATCGGCCTGAAGCGTATCGCCAGTTGTAATTCCTAATCCAGAGCGTCGTCCTGATACTGGTAAGTACGGATTAAGACGTTCGTCTCCAATAGTAATAATTACGCCTTTTTTGCCCCTATTCCAACAATCAAGTTTAGTATGACGAGATCCGAAATACCAAGCAGCAGTATATGATTCAAACCAATTACCTCCGCCGCCAAATTCAAAGTAAATTTTATCAAGCTGTTCTGCGATCCTAATATCCGATTCAAACTGAGAAGCCTGTATTGGATAAGTATCATAAGCTAAATCTCCAATACCCATAATCATAAATTCTACGTCTTTAATCTGACCATATAATTTTGTCATGATTTCATTAAGTCTTTTTGCAATTTCTACTGCGGTCTGTCCCATAGATCCGGTGACATCTAAAGCCAAAATAACCGGTAAAGTATTCGGATGCTCTTCATTATCACAACATTCTCTAATAACACCTTTAGGATCGAGTGCTGCATCAATATTTTTTGCTTTAAACATTTCCTGGTTAGAATAGCTTCCTGTAACTACTCCTCGTGAATCAGTATCATATCCTCTTGCAGTTGAATAACTTACAAAACTTTTAGTATCCCAACTTCCACATCCCATAATTATTCATCCTCCTCTACATCATCTTCACTATCTTCTGTGTCTGTATCATCCATGCCAAAATCAAACATACCGTCAAATACATCACCCATACCACCATTCATCATCATAAATGGCATCATAGCACTCATTGGATTACTGTCTGTTCCAGTTCCGGTACCGGCCGCTCCATTCATCATCTGAGACATCATCATGTATTTAAAGATTTTATTTGCACTATTCTTATCTTTTCCAAGATTACTTCCGAACATAGATACAATTTTCCCATAGAAATAAGTATTGCCCATAAATACATGGCGCTCCGGCAGAATTGTTTCAACTGTAGAATCTTCATAATTGATTACAGTGATCTTTGTTTTATCTGCTTCGATGACGCACTTAGGTTTGCCATTTACAAGGATGATGTCTCCTTTAGCCACCTTATTTGTTGGAATGACGAAGAAAAAGTTTTCATCTACTCCAGGAAATACAAAATTACCGCAGTTTGTGAGCTTTCCGGATTTAACATTGTAACTCTTATATCCATTGGAAGTTTTTACTGCAATATTACCGCTCATGGATAACTTACACATTCCACTACCAATTTTCCCAAACATTCCATTCATAAAATTATTCATCATTTTAATTCCCTCCATTGTTTAATTTAATTTCTATTGATTACATTAATCTGGCAGCTTTCCATTACATCAAGAGCCGCTTTATGCTTTTCCGGTGTTGATCCTGCGCAGCATGATGCATCCACTGTGATTTTTGCCTCTGGATAATAAGTTTTAATCAAAAGAGCGTTCGTAATAACACAAATGTCTGTGCATACTCCAATAATTTCAATATCTAATAAAGAAGAATCATATGCGATACCAAATGTTTCTTCCCAATCCCAGTCATCAAATCCAAAAGTAGATTTACAACATACCATAAAACTATCGAGATTTTTATAATCAAGTTCATCAACAATTTCCCAACCTTTAGTACCATACATACAATGTTCAGGAAGTTTTCTGCCCTCTGAAGTATCTGCGTAATCTGAATGATGAGTATCCTTTGTAAGAATTACATAGTTCTTATTATTCTTATATTCATCAAATTTCTTTTTCACATTTGGTACAATAGCTTGTGCTTCCGGTGTTCCAAGAACTCCTGTCACAAAATCATTCTGCACATCAATTACAATCAGAACTTTCTTCTTCTCTTTTTCCATTTTTATTCTCCCATTCTTTAATTTGCTGTGCTCCATCTTCAACTTGCTGCTTATCATGTCTTGAATAATTATCTGCTGGACCATAAGCACCTTTATGTCGATATGAAGCATGTCCTTTACGAGTATTAGTTTTTACTGCAGTACCACCTCGACCAAGCAAACCATTATGACCTTTTGCTAATATACCAGATTTAAATTCAGGTTCATCAATCCATTCTCCAAGATATCTTCCGGAATATTTTTGGCCCTTAATTAATCTGCGTCTCTTTTTAATACTTTTTAACCTTTGTTCTCTCAAATATCCTCTTTTACGTTCCGGCATTACTATTCCTCCAGTCTATACAAAATAATTGGTCCACCTTCAATATAGAACGTCGCATTGTAATCTATAAATTCTCTAGCCTCATCTTCTGTCATATCCTCATGGTTAACTAAAGATTCAATCATTTTTTCGTAATCATATATTGCTCTATCATCAGAAGAAATACCAAGAAACGCATCTTCATAAGATGGATTTGTAAAAAATATCGTTCCCTCGTACCCGGCCTCTAACAATAACCGTTCGGTTTTTGTTTTTTTTGATGCTTGATGATCCTCATAAATATTATCTGCATGTGCTTCAATGTCATCATGTAACGTCTCCTCTGGGTAATCTATAAGAGAATCCATAATATAAGAAGAAGTAATCATATTTAAAGCCTTATCTTCTGAAATTTGATATTTTCTTTGTAATACATCTTGCAATCCTTCAATGTATCCCTTAACACTTTCTGTAAGTTCTGACATATCTATCATTATGCGATCCTCACAATCTGTTCATATAGAACTATATCTTTTATTGTTATTGCTTTATTGTCGTGGTAATGTCCACACAACCAACGCTTATAATCAACATTGCACCTTATTTCTTCAAAATAATTAGTTAACTTATCTGGCTTATATAATCCATGTGATAATAATGCTGCTGTAGAAGAAGCTGTACAATGTGTCAGGATAAAATCTACTTTATTATCATGTTCTGCCAGATTCTTTATACCCTCATCCATCTCTTCTTGATTTGGCATTTCTCGTTCCCACCATGAAATATGATTGATTCGGTACATTTTATCCGGATCATCCCTCCATTCTTTTACTCTTGGATCGTCAATCTCTAATACTCCATCTGAAATATCATGACTTGAAGCTCCTCCAAAGGTAAAGAATTTTAATCCGTCTATATCAAATACCTGTCCTCTCATAAGATGAATTATCGATGGTTTAATAAAATGCACCTTACCACCATGCCATTCTTCTACCGGATAAGAATCTAATATATCGTAATTCTCATGATTTCCGTCAATAAAGAGTGTTGTGAAATGTTTCTCTTCAAGCCAATTCAGGTACCACCTTTGCTGCGGTGAATCTCTCCATATCCCAAAATCTCCAAGAATTATCACATAATCGTCCTTCGACATCTCACGCTGTTCGGGAAAAGAATCCATATTAACTCTATGGATCCAATCCCCATGCGTATCTCCAGTTACCCAAATCATGTCCGTGATCCCCAAATGAAGTAGTTAACACTTAAAATAAATAATGATATTGCAGAAGGCCAATAACCACCCGGAACAACATTATTCAGAACAATGCTCATGCATATCCCACTGATAATGAAACACACAATATTTTTTAATATCGTTTTAATCATTATTTCGTTAACTCTTTATACTGATCAAGCAAGGTCGCCAGTTCCGGATTCTCAGCCGCATACATTTCATATTTCTTTGTTACATCCATCTGCTTAATAACTGCATCCATATCTTTTTTAAGCTTCTCAGCTTTCTTTCTATTTTCAACACGCTGGTCATATGCAGATGTATCAACTCTACAGATAATTTCTGCAGTAATATTCTTGGCGCATTTTACTTCTGCTTCCGACACAGTTAAAATTTCTTTAATTGTCAGAACATCTTTGTTACAACCACTTACTAAAACCTGGTCTCCGGCTTTATATGTATTGCCATCGTCAAAGACTGCATAATAATAGTCTTTCTTACAACAACAAGTTACTTCTTCAATTACTGCTACTGCATAATATCCTGTTAATTTTGCCATTTGTCCATTCTCCTCTTCTGATTTAATTATATTTAATAAATAACCTTCATACGTTTTAAACTTAACCATATCTGCTTATTTCCCAAATACTGATTTCAGTAATAAGAATACAAGCCAAATTCCTGTAGCAATCAACCAGCTGAAAGCGACCCCGAAACATAATGTGATCAATTTTATAATTACACATGTTACGATCCAACTTAAAGCTAATGCCAATAATGACACAATAATAAGTAAAATTCCCGTCATATTATTCTCCTTTTACAGTTGCCGTTCCTGATGTTAAGTCTCCTGCGTCAACAATTGTTGCTGCATTTCCACCTTGCACCTTCGGCACATCACCATTCCATTTATCAATTTTCTGTTTCTCAATAAGCTCTGGAGTAAGAGACTCAGCAATTTTCTTATTTGCTTCTGCTTCAGCATCCGCTTTAATTCTTGTTGCTTCCGCTTTACCTTCAGCAGTGATCTTCGCCTGTTCAGCCTCAATAGCGGCCTTTTCTTTATCCTGTTCTGCTGCAATAAGAGCAACTTCTTTATCTTTATCTGCCTGTACCTTTGCAGTCTTAGCTTCAATATTTGCAAGTTCCAGTTCCTGCTGTGCATTTACTTTCTTCTGAATAGCTGCCTGAGTTTCATCATCGGTTGAAATCGAAGTAAAGTTTACAGTATCAATGATAATTCCATATGGCTCAAATTTCTTTTTCAAGTATTTGTCAAGTGCTTCATTCAGTTCCTGGCGTTTATCACCAAATACATCTGTTACCGGATACTTAGCAGTTACTTCCTGTGTCCACGCTTTCATCTTTGGTTTAATGAAAGTATTTTTTACACTTTCACCGGACTGACCTTTAAATCTTGTAAATACATCAGCAACTTGATCCTGATCGAACTTATAAGAGAATTCCAAATCAACAAGAAGCTGTTTTCCATCAGCAGTAGGTGTTTTAAAACTCTCATCTTTTGGTGAATCACCTTTATCTTCTGAAGTCAGATAAGACTGTTCAATACCAATTGAATACAGTGATGTTTTTACTGTAGGTGAAATCAAATGCCATCCCTGTGGAAGAGTATCATTTGAAATTCCGCCGTTCATCTTGTATTCTACAGCTACATAACCAGCAGGAACTCTTACCGTACACTTTGCTACACAAATTAATCCTGCTACAATTATTACTGCTAATCCAACCCCACCTAAAAATCCTTTTCTCATTACTCATTCTCCTTATCTTTTTCTTTATTTTCTTCTCTATTTATTTCATCTGCTGCATCTTTCCAGATTCTATGTAAGAATCTCCCAAATGGATAAAACAGTGCAGATAATAGAAACCATAAAACTACAGCTCCAACTAATACTAAAAATATAAATACCGGATTCATATAATTCTCCTTACTACGGTATGCGTTTTCTTACGCATACCGTATAATTAAATTATCATTTATTATTCTGCTGAGTCTGACCGTTCAGAATTTTAACTCCACCGGTAGATTCTACAGTCTTAGCAGCAAGTTCTCTCATCTGAGCATATGCATCGTCAAGTTTCTGCTGTAATTCAACTTTTTCTGCTCTCGCATTAGCCAGATCCTCTGCAAGTCTTTCATTTTTATCTTCCAGAAGCTGTTTCTGATATTCAGCATCTTTCTTAAGTGCTCTGACCTCAAACGCATTTGATTTATCAGCATCGGCTTTACCTTTTTTAATACCTTCCTCTGTTGCTGCCGCAATCAATGTCGGAATCTCTTCTACTTTTGCTTCTAATTCCTTTACATGATCAGCTTTTGCATTCAGTTCTGTTTCTTTCTCAAGAGCCGCTGTTTCTCTAAGTTCCAAAATCTTTTCTCTAGCAGCTTTCTCATCTTCCCATTTATCATTTTCGGCTTTACGACTGCGTTTCAGATTATAAGTATATTCATCTTCCTCACGACTACGAGTTAATTTAATTTCATTTTCTCTTGCTTTAGCTTCTGCATTGATAGAACAAATAATTTCCTGTTTCTGCTGCTTCAGTGCCTCAATTTCAGCTTTCAGTGTATCTTTTTTCTCACCCAATTCAGCTTCAATCTCTGCTTCTTTCGCTGCCTGAGCCTCTTTTAACTCTTCATTTTTCTCTTTATAAGCATTGATCATAGCTGCCATAGCATTTGCTTTTGTCTCAATGCCATATAATTCATCTAACTCAAGCTGTTTAATTTCAATAGCTTCTGTAAGATCATTGTATTTCTTGATAATCTCTGGATTAAAGATATCCTCTTTTGCTGTTGCATCTGCAGATTTGATGACTTCTGTTTTCAGTTTTGCTGCTGCTTCTTTTGCAGGATCATCAATCATTCGGTCTCTTGTATCAAGTTTCTCCACCGCTGCCTTATACGCTTCCATAATTTCTGCTTTTGTTGATTTCATTGTAATTTCTGCCATGTTTTTAGTTCTCCTTTTTCTCCGTATTTTGTTTAATTAAATTTTTATATCAAAGCTTTAATAGCTTATCAATCACATTTACTCCATCCACATGATTTACATGTGTTACATCCACCTTCAAAAATTAACTCTCCTCCACATTGAGGACACTTAGCTTTATTTATCTGTTTATTAGTACTTTCTATAAATTCATCACCATCTCCATCATCAAATAGATCATTTTGCATTTCATTGTACATATCTATTAATGCATTTCCGATTGCAACTGGACAACTGCTTCCTTTTGATGTGTCATGTTTTGTTGCTCTTCGCACTGCATATGACGGGCAAGTTCCAGATGATGCAAGCTGATCGACAATAGAATAAATATCAATTCCGCCTCTAGCAGCAAGTGAAATAGCTCTGGATAAGCCAATCATAAAATTCTGGCAACCACCGGAAGATCCTTTACTGAAATATGTTTCAAGAAGCTGTCCGGTTTCTGGATCAAAAAATGCTTCACAATGTAATGTTCCACATCCAGTTGTAAGTGTCCTTTTCTTGCCAATGCAATTATCATCTGCTTTAATAATCATTCCTCTTTCTAAAGTATGAGATTTGACATCAGCTGGCTTTGTATCTTTCTCTTTAATAGTTGTCGTTAAAATACCTGCACGTTTACATCCGTCTCTAAAGATAGTTACACCTTTTAATCCTGCATCCCACGCTGTCATATATAAATCTTCAACCTGTTCAACTGTAAAATCATTTGGAACATTAACAGTAGAACTAATAGATGCATCAATGTGTGACTGCCAAATACTTTGCATATAGATTCTGTTCTTATAATCCAGTGTCTGCGCAGTTACAAAGTAATCTGGTAATTCAGAATCATCTTTTAATTCATGTTTATCCATATATTCTTTTACAATTGGAGTGTAGACTTTATAATATTCATCATGACCTTTAAGAGACTCTGTTTTTCTTGTATAGTAGTTTGCAAAAATAGGTTCAATGCCACCAGATACACCAATCATAGTTGAAAGAGATCCAGTTGGTGCAATTGTAAGTAACTGAGAGTTTCTAAGTCCAAATGATTCTACTAATTCTTTTGTTTCTCCTAATGCATTTTTACTATAAAACGCTGATTGTTCTACCGCTTCTGGTTTATATTTAGGATATACACCATATTCTTTTGCTAACACAGCAGATGTTTTAATCGCCATATCTGCCATAGTATGTCCAATCATGTCACATAAATCAATGGCTTCTGGACTACCATATTTAATTCCCAGTTTAATAAGCAAATCGGCAAGACCAAAGATTCCAAGTCCAATCTGTCTCCAATCATATACAGATTCTCTTTGTTCTTTTAATGGATGGAGTGGAAGTCCTTCATCTAATACTTCATTTAATGCAATAACAGACGATTTGACACAATGCTTGAAGCTCTCAAAATCAAATCCTGTATCACATGCAAATTCAGCTAGGTTGATACTACCAAGAAGGCACGAACCTCCCGCTGGCAAAGGTTCTTCTGCGCAAGGATTTGTTCCTGCATATTCGAACTCATCATCACAACTAAGCAAGTTCCAATTATTGATTCTGTCCCAGAAAAGCATTCCAGGTTCAGCATAATCCCAGTTCATTTCACACATTTTATGAAACATTGCATACGCATCTATTTCTTTAGTAATCGTTTCTTTTGTTTCCAATCTTGTGAATGACAGAGTAAATGGAGTTCTATTCTTTACAGCAGCCATAAACTTATCTGTAATTCGAATAGAAATATTCGCTTTTGTAACTCTATCGAGATCTGATTTTATACCAATAAATTCTTCTAAATCTGGATGCTCACATGAAATACTGAGCATTAAAGCCCCTCTTCGACCGTTTTGTCCAATTAATCCAGTAACCATAGAATAAAGATCCATAAATGATACAGAACCGGTTGTTTCTTTAGCAGCATTATTTACTCGCGCGCCTTTTGGAGCTAACTTACTAATATCAACTCCACATCCACCACCATAGCTATATGTACGTGCCAGTTTCTTAGCACAATCAAAGATACTTTCAATGTTATCTTCCGGTGGTTCAATTACATAGCAATTACTGAGACTAATTTTACGTCCTTTATTCTCAAGACCTCTATTAGCAAGAATGCGACCTCCAAATAAGAATTTTTTTTCTTTTATTAATTCTGCTATTGCTATGTTTTTGCCAGAAACACGGGTGATCCATTCGTCAAATGACTCATTATTATATCTATATTTTCTTTCCCAAATATCTATGCCTAATTGATTATCATGTCCTAGCCATTCCTGTACTGTCATAACGATTTCTCCTTTTCCATTTCACTCTTAAGTAAGTCACATAATGCTTCTGCAGCTTTCGAAAAGCTCATATCATTCACAAACAAGTGGTCATACCCTTCAGCTTCTTCATATTTAGTGAATTGTTCATCTTCACTGTTATATCTGGAGTAAAATTCTTCTTCTGATCCATCTCTTTTAAGGAACCTGTCTTTTGCTAATTCAAATGGTGAAGAAAAATAAATCTCGATAAATTTAAATTCATCTTTGCAATGTTCTTTCAAATACTTTGCTCCGTTCGGATCAATTACATAAATATCTGAGTTCAAAACCTCATCGTATGTAGTTCCATATTTAATTCCATTAATTTCAGTATACGCTACAAAGCCTTCTTTAAATTTAATTTCATCGAATTTACTTTCAGATACAAAGTAATGATCTTCATATCCTGTTATTTCATCTTTGCGCGGCAGTCTTGTTGTAATGCTTTTTACCTGTCGAAGTCCTAATGTCTCGCATATATATCTTGCAAGTGATGATTTACCAGAAGCGGTTCTTCCAATAAATAAAAATACTAACTTTTTATGCATTATTTGTTTCATTCCTTTCCGGTATATATAAGATGTGATGATTTTCATCATTACACATAATCTTAAAAAGTCTTGTGCTTACATTGCCATCTGAATCAAGAAATCTTTTGCAAGTATCTTTCTTGCAGCACTCATTACCATCTTTCTGGCAAAAATAATAACTATCTTTTTCATTATCGCATCCAACTACAATATTAGTTCCGTTTGCAAAATATACATTCATACATTATTGCTCGCAATCTTTAAAAGTAATTCTCTATTAATTCCCGGATACCAAGACTCAATCTGATTAATTAAATCTTCAATCATGATTTGAAGCTCCGGAGCAGCTGTTCCATGAGCGCCACCATCTTTTGATCCTCTCTCAACATAAATATGCGCTAATTCAGTAATATTTATTTTGAAAGTAAAATTCATGGGAATTGCCAGTGGATATAAACCACGTTTTACATCTTTATTATTTTCTAATCCTTTTTTAATGAAACCATTATTTGACCTTACATAAGTATCACCATAATAACTAATCTCACCAGGAATTTTCGTACCAAGATATTTTAATACTTCATCCCATGTGATAATTTTATCTTCGTACCATTCAGAAACTTCTCCCTCATGGTAATCTGCAAGCCTTGTACTGCTACGAATAATCCTGTTATCCATTCTCTTTGCGTGGGAATCCAGATCATCAGTTGCCCCTCTATGAAGACCTTCTACAACAACGGAAATATCTTCAAATCGTAGCATTGTGATATGCTTTTGTCCCCATTTAAGAAGTTTTGCTACTTCTTTGTCGAATTTAATTTTTAATTCATCATCCTCTGGCAGATCTAATGGCCTCCCATAACGATCTGTGCAATGATCTACCATTTCTTTAAGCTGCTGCTCTATCTCTACATTCCATGTTCTTTTGCTCATGTACATTGTTCTGATTGCATCTCTTATTGAGTGCATTTCTGTAAGGGTTACTTTCATGTCTACATATCTCCTTGAGTTAATTTAATTTGTTTTCCCTGTGCCATTATAATAGCACTATAGGTTTCTGATGTCAATAGCAAAAGTTAATTTAATTTGTTTTGTTTTTTAAAAGTTCATTTACGAATGTTTTCATAGGTTCTCTCATATTGACATTCTCAGATAACCATTCCAGATATTCAGGATCTGTCTTTGCAACGTCTACCAGTAACTCGTCCTTATGTTTCTTATACGGACATTTGTATGTCTCGATATCCGGTAAATCATATGCATCAGTATCATCTTTAAAAGAAATATCAATGTCTTTTCTGGAAGCCAAATAATCTGCTACATGTACAATTTTATCTAACTGTGATTTTGGCTTTGGTAAGACAATACTTTCTCTATCACTTGTGTTCCATTGTCCCATATGAGACGAAACAGCATCAGCAATAATCTCAAGTTCATCATCTTCGAGATATAATCCTTTATAATTACGAATATATTCTGCTGCCAACAACGGATGATTAAATACAGTAAACACCTTTTTTCCATCCTTTGCCTTTTCTTCATATATTTCTGCAGTACCAGACTTTTGAATATCATGTGCCAAACAAGCAACACGTCCAAGATCTATCCATCTCTCATCAAACTGATTCTGGTACTGTTCTAATCCGATGATATAATTGTAAATCCTTAATACTGCTTTTGTATGACGCATTAAACCGCCATCACCCAGCGCGTATGCCGGGTGATATTTACCTGTAGAACTTGCCGCAACTTTGAAAAAATAGTCTGGGGCATCGTCCAAAACAACTTTTGCAAAATCACGAATATCATCTGAAGTAATTGTTTTTAATTCGTTTTTAAATAATTCTGACTTCATTTGCTCTCCTTTTTGTTTAATTTAATTTTTAACTTCTTTAATATATCTAATAAAAAAGTGTTCCTCTTAAAATTCTCTTTCTTTTTAATGGATCTGTTTACAGTGTCTTTATCTCCAATATGAAAGCATTTTTCTTTTGTACGTGTTAATGCCACATATAATAAATTAGAATTCATCATATAAGCATGACAAGATGGTGTAAGTGTAATCGTCACCTTAGCACTTCCTCCTTGGCTTTTATGAATAGAAATTGCATATCCAAGCAGCAACATTGACATTTCTGATTTTTCATATTTTACTCTGACACCATCAAAATCAATAATAGCGCCTGTCTTATGTTCATTTGTATATGGAATAATTTCGTCATAAATATCAATAATCTTTCCTAACATACCATTAGGAATAAATGTGTTATTTATAGAAGGTTCATCATTTTGAGAAGCATTTTCTATATTCATATCCCCCATATCCACTTCTGCTTCATAATTATTTTTGATCTGAATTACTATATCACCAACGTAATATGTCGTATCTCCAGATTTGATACATTTTTCTGATCCATAGTTTGGATTAGCAATTTTCTGGATTGCATTATTAATTGCAATAGTACCACAATCACCTTTATTGAAAGCAGATAGAACAAGAATATCTTCAGGAACATATTGAGAAAGAAGCTTCTGATATAATCCAATTGCACATTTTACTGCCTGTTCATTATTAGCATTAATAAAAGTATAATCCTTGCCAAATTTTACCATACCATTACTCAAATCATATAAATATGGTTTCATATTTCTAACATCAGTAGCAACTTTCATTAACCCACCCTCAGCGTACCTGAAAATTTGATTCAAAGTCACTGTAGGTATAACAAATGAATTGATCATATCATAAAGTAGATTTCCCGGCCCAACAGATGGAAGCTGCGCTGAATCACCTACAACAATAAGTTTCGTTCTGCTAAAATCAATTGCGTCACACAAATGTAAGAACAGAAATATATCTGTCATAGAGAATTCATCTACAAGAACAACATCAAATGGGAGTTTGCATTCACTATCATATCCCCACCTATTCTTCGGCATATAACCTAAGCCACGATGAATTGTAGCCGCTGGCTTACCGGTATAATCACTCAACACTTTTGCAGCGCGTCCTGTTGGAGCCATTAAAGTATATGAAATATTGTTATCCTCCAACATTTTAATGATCATTGCGGAAGTGGCACTTTTACCTGATCCTGCAAAACCATTCAGTATCATAATATTATTGTTACATATACATTCCAATGCACTGGTTTGTTCGTCAGTTAAATGATACTCTCCCGACGTCTGATAACTCTTCCAGTCAAAATCCCATATTTTAGGTTTTAAGTTTGCTACAAATAATATAGCAGCTATAGCAGTTTCAGTATCATGTGTGGCTTTTAAAGATACTTCAAAAGTATCTTTGTTATAATAAATATCTGGATCCTTTAAACATTCAACATAATGTGATGAACAAGCAGGAACAAGTCTTACAACCTGTTTTCTGAGATCGCGGAGATCCATTTTAGTATTTCCCTCTTTTTGATTCTCTTCCAAATAATATTCCATACATGCTGCACATCTTTGCGCAGATGATTTTAATTCAAACGGAAAATTGATCTTGCCAAGTCTCTGCAATTCTAAAAGAATACTATCTGCCTTAATAAAACCTACACCAGATATTTTTGTCAAAGATTTATATGGTTGTTTTCTCAATTCTTGTTTCATTTTAGGGATTGATTTAAATTCATCATATAATTTCTTTAACATTGACATTGTGAGAATTCCACCAAATTCAATTACTAAATCATAGATACAATAATTCTCAACTATTTTTGTTTTAATAGTTTCAAATGTTTTTTCTCCGATACCTTTTAATTTATCAAGATCAACAGTATCAGCTTCTCCTCTTAACACAATATCAATAATATCTGGATAATGCTGCCAAAGTACTCCTGCCTGGTTCTCAGTTAAAATTTCTCTTAAGAACATATAAACTTCTTCTTCAGTTTTAGGCTTATCCATTCTCACATTTACAATATCATACCCAAAACCATATTTATCGAGCTGTTCCACAGCCGTAATTTCATACGACTGTGAAACTACTAAATTATGTACGTTTCCATAAATAGTAACATTATCATATTTATTATGTTTAATATTGGGAAACTCTTTTTTATCTACATCTGTAGCATAAATCTTATAATCCTCCGAATTATATATGCACTTTACGATTTTACAATTAAATTTCACTTCTTTTTTACTCATATTCACACCTATTTAATTACTTCATATTCATCAAGTATATTTTCAAGTTCATCTGTTTCCTGCCATGTTCCATTCACACATTTTTTCTTCTTTTTCTTTGTAAAGTGTGGGACTTTCAAAATAGAAAATTCACCAAATGGATTATCCTGATATACTTTTATACTGGTTACTCTTGCTTTTACATCCTCTCCGGTTTTAATATTATGTAATACACAATATGGTTTTCTGACTTCCTTGAAAGTTTTATAATCTGTCACGACGTAAAAACATTGATTTACTTTTGGATTTACATATACGACATATTGTAAATATTCCTTTTCAAACTTCACCTGATCAATAACAGACATTGCTTTATTTTCTAAACGATTAGATAATTCAGCTATAAGCCCTGTATTATCCAAATCCCTATATTGAGAAGCAGTCTCTTTCCCGGCATATTTCTTCATCAGATACTCTGTCAAGCCAAGACTTTCCATCTTTTTTTTACTGATAATCTTACACAAAGCAAATTTGTCGTAGATCTCGGATACTTGCATCAAATACTGATTTTTTCCAAACTCCTCGAAATAATTTAATCCAATAAGAATCGTTAACTGTCTGGAATTCACAGATGTTTTTGTATTTACATCTGCCAGAACTTCTGTAAAATTGTTATATTGATTCGTTGCCAGCTCAAGAAGATCATCTGCTATTTGAGCATTACAGAATTTAATTGATGCAATACCCTTATATAATGCATGATTCGCTTTATCTACGGTATATTCAGCTCCGGATTTTCGAAACTTGATATTTTTTATCTCAATGTTCTTTATCTTCGCCAATTCAGTCCCCATCAGAATATCATCTGTATTGTTTGCACAGTTTAAATATGCAGCAATGAATTCTTCTGGATAATAATACCTACAGAATGCACACATGTAACCAATCATAGAATAGCCTGTAGAATGATTGTACCCAAATTGATAATTTGCACTATCTTCAATAATCTGTAAGAATGCCCTTGCTTCCTTCTCTGCTATTTCTCTTGGCTGAGAAGACATTTTACAATACCCATTCAAAATATCAGGCAAAGCTTTCTGCAGTCGATCCATCTGTTTACGTCCGATTGCTCGTCGAACGTTATCAGCAGCAGACCCACTTAACCCGCATATATTTTGAAGAAACTTAATGGTGTCCTCCTGAAAAATAAGAAATCCTCTATTGTCTTTCAGCAATTCATCAATAAGTGGTGATGGATTTTTATTTGTCTCACCTGCCAGCAGCCTATCTCGATATGAAGCCCCAGATGGTCTTAGTGACGCATTTATCATTGATAAATCGTTGATACATTGTGGGCCATAATTCTTAAGCATTTCGTATGCATATGGCGATTCGAACTGAAATACACCAGCAGGACAAAGAACAATATCATTCCATACCTTCTTATCATTCCAGTTAATCTGATGTGATTTTGGATATGGAAGTCCGGCATATTCATAGCACTTTCGAATAATTTCCAGATTCTTTAGTCCAAGTAAATCGTATTTAACAAGACCGGCTCCATCATGAATTTCTTCCATATTAATACACATAATACGTTTTCCATCATTCCAAAACGTTCCATAGTTGTCTGGAAGTGTTACCGGAGAAACTACAATGCCTGCCGGATGAATTGACTGAGAAACCGGAGTGCCGTTAATTCCATCAAAATAATAGAACAATTTCCTGTACTGATTATCTTTCAAATCATTCATTTGCTTTATAGCCTTGTCACGCTCAGTTATTTTATTTTCATAATCACGACGTAGGCCATAATATTCTGATTCTTTATCTGCCTGTTTAATTTCATCGAAATGAATCATATCTTCGATTTCTTTAATTCTTTTTCCGGTTGATTCAATTGTATCTTTATAGGCACTATACATTTCCTTAATATGTGCAACCTCATCAAGTGGAATATCTAAAGCGCGCCCGATTTCATCAATAGTGCCTTTATCAGACACAGTTCCGATAGCAAGAATATATGCTGTCTTATCATATCCAAATGACTCAATGATGTGATTGTAAACTAATTCTCGCTGATCTGGTGAAATATCAAGATCAATATCTCCAACCTCTTCACGATCTTCATTTGCAAATCGTGAAAAAATTGTATTCCATATAACTGGATCAACATCAATGATATCTGTTATGTATGCAACAGTAGAACCACCTACAGATCCTCTACATGGCCCAACTGGTATACCATTTTCCCAACACCAACATACCAGTTCGGACATAAAGAGCATAAATCCAATCATATTAATCTTTTTAAATACACGCATTTCCTCTTTGATACGCTTCACGTATTCTGGAATTTTTTCCTTTTTGATAATTCCTGCATCAATTTTCTCATGCAATTTATCAAAAATTCTTTTCTTTAATACTTCCTCTTCATTGTCGTACAATTTTGGATATTTTACAGAAGTATCAAGTTCGAAATCAGTAACAGAATCAGCCATCACATTTGTATTCTCTATTGCCTGCAGAATCACATCAAATGGAATATCGCAATTCTGAATGCGGAACATTTCAACCAACTCTTCGTAAGTCTTTAATGTCAGATCAAATTTATCTTCATCAGCATATTCGATACGTTTTGCTTTCTGTAAAATGCTTCTGCATTCAGCTTTATAATAATCAATGCTATGTGTATCTGTTCCGGCGATTAAAGGTTTCCCTGTTTGTTTTGATGCAGCATATAAAAATTCGTTATATCGTTTCTGCTCTGGAAAATCATGCGGCTGAATTTCATAGTAATCATATGTTTCCAGTAACTTATAAAAAGTCTCTCTCGCTGTCACATTCATAAGCTGAACTTCTTCAAGCAGATTATCATAATATTGCTTCAACTTATCAATTTGAGCTTCGATATAATGCAAATATGAATCCCCTGGAATACATCCGTTTATTACCCACGGTAACTCCTCTTCTTCAAAGTCATCAAACTGTTTAAACCATTTTGTCATGGCTTTTTGATCACTCTTTTGCTTTTCAAATTCAGCTACTTTATTTGCCAGTTCCTGCTTTAATGCTGCAGACTTTTCCGCTATTTGCTTTTGGATATCCTTTGGGTATTTATTCAAAGGTGATGCCAAACAAGCAGAAATCTTGATTACATTATCTGAAATATTAAAAAATTCTTCAAATGTAATACGTGGTTTATAATATCTATGATCCGGTTGTGTAGATTTATCAATCAAAAGATTGATTTCTTTTACACCTTCATAGTTTTTAGCCAAAAGAATTGTATGATAATTGTCCCTCACCTTCTCTTCTAGTGAAGCTGTTAAATAACACTCAACTCCGTGTATGTATTTCAATCCTTTTGAATTGATATACATCTTTTTTTCAACCCAATTGTAGGCATTACCATGTTCCGTCAGAGCTAAGGCTTTATACCCTAGCTCCGATACACGGTCTGCATATTCTTTATAACCAGTACAACTATCAAGAAGAGAACGGTTTGAGTGGCAATGATAAATAGTATACTGTCCCATTTTATCTCCTTATAAATCGTTAAGCCAATCTAAGTTATCAATGTCGTATTCTTCATCCTGCTTATTTTTCGTACCCAAAATATCTCCATTTTTCTTTGCATCTTGAGCATCAAGATAAGCTTTTAACGGTTTATAAAGTTTAGTGGAATAACCACACAAATTCGTAAGATAATAACTTTGCTTTTTTAGACTCTCTTCATCTTCCCACCAAAGTTTATCTGCTTCATCATATTTTCCTGCTGCCTTTAGCTCCGCATATGTAGCTTCTTTATCACGAATCATTTTCATAGTATTGATAATAAAATTTTCCCAATACTGAATCAGCTCCGGAGTCAAGTCAACATATACATAACAATCATGCAATTCATATTTCTCCTGTACTTCCGGTGGAAGACAGGTAATATCATTTGTTTGAGCTAATTTATCCAGATACTCCAGCATGTTTTCTTCATATCCGAATTCTTTTAACCACATCTTTGCATTTGCCTGTAGCTTCTCCCCAAGCTCAAAGCGTTCGATTTCTCTTACTTTCTTTACACCTTTTTTAGATTGAACAGTTACACACTGATATTTAAGGAAATTCCATGCAATTTTGATCTTTTCAAACGGAATTCCAATCTGATGTAAAGCCAGAGAGTACATTACCAACTGCCCACATTCATTTTTCGCTTTATCTCCCTTATATATGCTGCTTGTCTTCCAATCTAATATAGTATAATTACCATTTTCATCTGTCACCAGAGCGTCAATATACCCCTGGTAATATTCATCACCAACCTTTACGGTTACAAACTTTTCAATATCAATATGATCAGTAATCTTCTCGTGTGTCTCAAAGAAATTTTTCAAATCATAATAATACTTAGTTGCAATACTATTGTTTCTGGCACCATCTCCACGAACAAATTTTAGATCAGCAATATCAAATGCCATCATCCATCCTTCATCAAACTCTTCAGCCATTTTTTCATAAGCTAATTCTTCAGTATAAAATCGCTCTATAATATCATGACTAATACCGCCAGTTACTTTATAAATAGAATCATCACGATCCTCTTTTTTATGTAATACATACTTCAAAAAATACTCATAGAGACCATTGTATACGCAGTTTACACGGCTCCATGAATTGAGTCTATCGACTCCAAGTGCCTCGCACATCTTCTGCAGTTCTTCATAGCTTAATCTCAACTATTTTTTCAAACTCTTTAAATATTCTCTGTGTTTACTTTCATCATAAGGAATTCTCCATTTAAACAGAAAATTGTATATTTTATTTGGCGCATCTGCAGGTGAGTCCTTTGGGCCAAGCAGTTTCCATTTATCACGAATGTAGCTGACTTTACGTAATCCGTAAAACTTCTCACACATATTCCAGACCTCTTCTATTGGAACATCATTATCCATCGCGATAATAACTTCTTCTACTCCGGTACCAAGTATAATTCGCACCTGCTCATCTGAAAGTACATGGCCTTCAATTGCACCGCCGGTTGGATCCATTCTGCTATCTCTTTTAAGAACAGATTTCTCGGCCTCGAATATAACAATATATCCTGCTTTCTGAATATCTTTATAATTTTCCCACAATCCATATATATTAATTTCTTTTCGCATCCCAGGTGTTATAAAGTACTTTGATATTCCAAATTCAGAACAATTTTCGATGGAACTTCTGGCATTATATCCCATCAGAGTTCCATCTAGCCAATATCTAATTGGAAATATTGTTCTCCTCCATCTATACGAATATCCAAGTCCAAATTTTTTAATTGTTCGTTTTACAATCCCTTCGCGAAATAAATCAATATGAATATATGGAACAAAATCATTTAAAATATCTTCACTCATAGGATCAAAGTCATTTACGATACATTTCCTACGCTTAACCACAAATCTTGAGAACACGAACCAGGAATCATCCGGCTTTTTCTTCTCCTCTTTTCCTTTGTATAAATTTTTCAATCCTAAAAGTTTATGAAGATATTTCATTGCATTTGCAAAATCAATATTTTTATTATACTGAACTAAAGAAATTAAATCCTCACCATCGTCATATTCAACTCCTCTGGTATAATTTCGATAATTCAGATATTTATTATTTCTTATATTGATGGCGGCTGGATTGTTACAGTCACCACCCACCGCATTAGAGCAGCTATAATAATCCTTGTTATCATGATATACTATATTGCTACACCCAATGCTTTCTAAAACATAAGGTATTTTTCCATTTTTTTGAATGTATTCCTTAATCTCTAATGCAGTCATATTTACTCTCCGCTTAAAAATCTTGTGCTATATTACAAATAGCAACATCTTTGTGCATATTTGTACTCAAATCATACTCTGAGATTATCTGGAATTGGTCTGTAGCCCCAAATCTATTTTTAGTAATAAATGTGATCATATAATGTTTATCCGGATCCAAATGATATGGAATCTTTGAGGAATTATTTTTCCCAGCCAACTTATAAGCTTTAATCTCATGTGAACCACCAGGAAACTCATCTTCAAATGGTTTACGCATCATTAAATTCACACTAAATACATCCAATATATTCTTTGCTTGTCCAATTTCATTATTTGTAAGATACCTCATCTTTACTGAAGCTTTCCCTAACTGATATGTAACAAATAATGCTACATTTTTAGCAGCTGGTTTCACAACATCATAAAGATCAACCATATCTCGTTCCATAGATTTCCATGTTTCTGTGTCTCTTGAATCAGATGATTCTTTTAATGTATCCAGAACAAACAGCCTTACTCCCATGCTAGAGTATTTTTTTATTACTTTGATTGCTGCTTTGACGGTATATTTTTCAAAGGGAACGATTGTAATATTTCTGCGTTCTTTTAACTCTTCAAGATATTTTGCTGCCTTACGAAGCTTATCTAAAACATCTTTACTAAAATGGCCATCACGCAATATATATTTATGTAGTCCAGCACTATATAAATTATTTGCAACCCAGACAAGCAACTCTTTCTTTACTTTGTCCTGATCTTCTTCATTAATCATAATGACCATTTTTTCATTATGTTCTAACACTGAAGGCATTAAGTAGTTGATTGCTGTTGTTGATTTTCCAACACCTGAATTGGCACCTAGACCATAAATATTTCCATTAAAATTAATGCCGCCAATTTCTCTATTTAAAATATCACAATGTTTAAGTGGCATTCCTACCTGACTCCCAGCATTTAATTTATCAATCAAATCAAATAATCCGTCGCAGGCATTATAAGTTTTAACTTCAGATTCCACATTAATAAATGTGTGATTCAAAAGTGCCTCAAGTTCGTTATATATATCTTCAGCTTTAGCATCGACATATTTACTTAACTTTTCTTTTACAGGAAAGCCCATTCGGGCTAATTTCATTACAGCGTTCCACTTTTTTACCTCATTCACATAAGAATCAAAATTAGCCTCTTCGATATATGTAAATGAACTTTCAATCTTCCCATATCCACCATATTCATCGTATTTCTTACTTAATTTTGAATGTTTCGATAGATACATATTGATTGTAATTTCATCTAATGTATTTTTTTGTTCTACATTGATGATATCGTTCGCAATTGAAAAATATACTCTCCAAGCATTATTTGTTATATCTTCCAGTTTCAAAGAAGTGTCTCTGACTAAATCCGGGTTCTTGTAAATAGAAGACACTGCATTTGCTTCTGCAATTAACTTATATTCATTTACCTTTTTAATAGTCTCAATACATTCCTTTTCAAAAGGAGACATTGTTTTCGCACTACTGCGATCCTTCGTCTTAGTAGTGATAGATGTCAATTACCAAATCCCCTCGAATGTAGAATTTATGACCTCTTCCGTCTGACGTTGATATTTAGCGGCTTCACTATTTTGCGCTCCTATATCAATCTTTTCAGACTTCTCTTCGCTTTTCTTTGCATTTTTCATTCTGGTGTACATATCATTAATTCGACTGCTTACAATAGCACAAATGTAAGCCATTTTCTGATCTTCGCTGTTAAATGTTTTCCCTTTTATTGCTTTTAAAATGACATATTTGTTCGCTTTAAAAGTATTAAAAATAACATCAATAGGATATTCTCCATACATTTCATGAGAATTATTTGCCATACTTTGTCCTTTTCTTAGCCCCTGCAATCTTAGACATGCGTTCTTATGCAAACGCTGCGTCCCAGAATACCCCATCAATTCTCTTTCAACCCAATTACACATTTGTAAGAAGTCTTCATTTTTCCAACCAGTTGTGTCCTTTTTATTTTCCTTACTCAATGTTATTCTCCTTAGAAATCCCAAGGCAAAAGCCCTGGGATCAATATTTATTTACGCAACAGTAAGTTCAAGAATCTTTTTTGCGTCATCAATATTTGTTACTTTCATCGGATTGTCATAACCCATTTCTTTAGCTGCAGCTACAAGTGGTTTTAATTTTGCTGTTTTACCTTTATTAGCAATACAGAACGCCTTAATCTTTTCTGTGATTTCACTAAGTTCTTTCTGTATTTTAGCTTCTGCCTCAGCTTCCGCAATCTTTTCAGCTCTTTTTTCTGCAGCTGAATCCTGTTCTTTCTTTAATTCATCAACAGATTTACTCCCTTTAGATGCTTCGGCTTTGATAGCATCTGTAAGAGCCTTGATTAATGCATCTGAACTAAATTCAATTTCCGGAACAATGTCAGCAAATCTTGATTTGGAATCGATAGAATAAGAATCATCACGGAATGTAATTTTACGGCTTTCGCTTGTAATTACACCTTTCATAATATCTACATCTTTTTTACCTTCCTTTTTAGTCTTGCCAGTCTTTTCCTGTACGATTTCTCTATCAATAGAAGCAACACCAAGAAAATGTAATTTTGTTTTGATTGCATTAAAATCTCTCATTGACATATTAGTTGTTAGAGAAGTATATGTCTGTCCTGTTGTTACATCGTCTTGTGTACGCTGCTTAACGTGTCCAATAATAATGAAATGAACACCAACCGATTTCAGTTCCCATAACTTATTCAGAACAATTTCTGTTGCCTTATCCTCTCCGGCCATATAACCACCAAAAGCTGCTTTAATAGATTTCACCGGTTTCTCAGGATTCTCCGCATTATGCATACGAATAACTTCTGGCTTTGCAATTTCTACAAGCTGATCATATGTATCAATAACAACTGTTTTCAAATCAGGATATTCTGTGGATTTATTCTCAACGACATCATCCACAAAATCTTCAAATCCAATACTGTTTGTTTCTTCATCATAATCCATTGACCATTCCGGACAATTCAAATAGTTGATTCCATTAATACCGTCAGCGCCATCTTCTTTACCACACTCAAGAAAACGATATCCATCTTCACCTACAAGTTTCTCGCACATCTCTTTAACAATTGTTGTTTTTCCGATACCACTTTCCCCAATAAGTCCAATATTATATGATAAAGGATCAATTTTAATTGTATTCTTTTTTCCGTATCCCATAGTATTTGTTTCCTTTCTGTACTTTGTATAATTTAATTATTATAGTTAATCATCAAGCAGCGAATCTAACATTGAATCATAATCAATTTCTTCATCCTGATCCGTTGTATCAGTTTCTGAATCTTCTTCTACTTCATCCACTTCTTCGTCATCATCTGCTTCAATCAGATAATCTAATACAAGATCATCTTCTGAATACATAGAATCAAATTTCTGAATCTGTGGAATCTTAGATCCGTCTTCTCCAACTAACTTAATAACTGGTCTAGTAAGTAACATCCTGCGTTCTTTACTAGCATTTTCTGTACAAAGTACTAATGCTTCTTCCAAACTGTAAGCTCCCATTTCTACCAGTTCTTTAATATCGTCTGGTAAATCGTCTTCAGTTGTCTGGATCACTGCACCGCCTTCAACAAATACTCCTTGACAAGTAATCAATGTCACGTTTTTCTTAACTTTGAAAAGTTTTCCTGCGCGCTCAATAGATTTTTCATCTTCCGGATCATAAACATATTCAAATGTCTTTCTCAAAGGTACAAACTTTCCGCCTTTTACGGCGCCACCTTCAGTCAAGTCATTACCATTATATTCTTTGAATTTCTCCAGAATGTATGCCGTTATCGGGAACGCACATTTATCTTTATCTGCTTTTCCGATTGAATACTTGTCAAGAAGCATCGACTGAGTAAATGCTGCTTCATAAGTATTCAATTCTTTCTCCCTTGGAAGATAAATACTGTTAATTTCTTTTCTTACTTGTACATGTTTGTCATATACAGTATATTTTAACTGCCCTCTTACCTTAATCTCCATACCATCCTGCAATGCTTCAGACAGATATTTAATTGCATCATATGCATGTAAGAATTTATTGATAACAACTTCACCTTTTGTATCCTTCTCAATACCAATTTTGATAAAGCAAAGCTCTCCAATATCTTTTAGAATATCCTCGTCAAATCGATCATCAAAATCAATCTGGTATCTGTTATCAAAATCATCTCCACCATTCTCATCTTTGCCATGAACATAAATCACATTGTTTCTACCAGCTCCATAACCACCCATTAATTCGCAGCCAACTTTTCCGTATTTATCACCGCAGTCAACATTCAGGTTAATAGAATTGTAAATCCAGTCGCTTTTCTTAGAATGTTCATCAATTTTGAATGTGTAATCTTTAATACATGCCTTTCCAATCAATTCAAATGTCTGAACCCAACCTTTTTTATCTAACGGTTTTTTTTCTTTCTGTTTTGCCATTATTTATTATTCTCCTATTCTATACCATGTCATAATCATAATATTTTCTATCATTGTTTAATTTCATCGAGTCATCTTCAAAATATCGAATCACATTTAATCGCCCACAATGTTTGCATTTCACAAGCTTGGTTGAATATCCATATCCATTCTCATCAAAGATGGCGTCTGTTTGTTTGTATGCAAATCTTTTTTTACAAGAAGTACATAATCTACTAAATGCTGTTGCCACCATTCGTGTCCTCCTTTCGCCTTACTTTGCTCCAGTCGGACCGAGAATAATCTCTCGTGCGTAATTCATCGAAATAACGGAACAGAATTTTCCAAAATATTGTCCTGCTGCTCGAACTACTTCCGGTTCTTCTTTTACACAATCTGTATAAATTCTGTTTGGAAGATTCCTTGCAACAGTTTTCATATCCTGTTCACACCACTCTGTTGGGATGATTCCTTCATCACGCATTTTATATAACTCTTTTTCAACTCTACGCCGCGTCACGACAGATTTTACAAGTTCCTGTGCTTCTGTTCGTTCTTGCAACTTTTGTGGATCTTGAATCTTTTTAACATGATTCATTTTTGCGACTTCATGAAATTTATCTCCAACGATTTTCACTACAAATGGTAATCTGCTATTCGGATCGTTTAATCTTGTTTGGTTCTTTATAACAATACCTTCTTGAATTTCTCCATATCCCGGATGATCCATAAAACTTTGTACATGTTCCCAACTGACAAACGGTCCAACATAAAATGTATTGATATATGTAAGTCCATGCGTTTCTGCAAATGCCTTTACTTCTGACTGAGGAAGATATTTTTCTTCCCTTACATCATAAATATCAAATACGTACCATTTCTTAGTATTTTCTGGATAATAAATAATCGCATTTCTTGCTCCAGACCATTCTCCAAATATTACATAGTCCGGAACGTCTTTATAATCTTCAGGATTTAATTCCTGCACATAATTATAAAAACCATTTAATGTATTGTTCTGATCCAACGTATGTCTTCTGGAAAAAGCTACCATTTTGCCAGTCTCTGCATCATATCTAGCTGCTGCATTGGATCCGTCGAATTTTTCCTGGATAACAATTAAGTCACCCGGTACAAATCCATCTGCATATCCTTCTTTCAGACGTTGAATATCCATAAATTTCTTCTGCTCCATTATTTCACCTCGCTTTCCGAAGTGGAATAACTTTGCAGTTTATTGTCACACTGACATCTATGCACTGATCTTTTAAGATAGTGCTTCAAATATTATTTCCTATTCCTCATTTATACGTGCCTGTATAATTAAATTTTATTACTTTACAATTTTTACTTTGCAGCCAAACTTTTCTTCAACTTCAGCCATAGTTACTTCCTTAATTAACTCTTCATAGATGCATTCAAATCCATGACATTCTGCTGCATTATATTCTGTAATTGCTTTATCACCAAGATAATGTTTGTCTTTCGTTCTCCATACCTTAATAATACGATTACCTAAATCATATTTAAATGTAAGATCTTCGTTAATCATAGAAAAAGATCTAAATCTGTTAATAACCTGTCCTTTATTATTACTGTACCATTTGATTTGATCATCTCCATTAGTTCCGATTAGCACAATACCGTAGCTTCCCTTTGTAGAAAGAACGATATCACCCGTACATAAATCATATTTTGTCATGTTTACTGCCTCCTTAAATATACATTTCAGTAGTTACTATTTTCTTTTGTAACGATCCGCGCGTCATCATTACAAATGTGATAAGAATGGACTCGAACCACCGACCTCACTTTTGTAGTGCGCTCTTTCTCCCAACTGAGCTACTTATCACTTTTCATGCATGACCTGTCGTGCTGCAGTCCTAACAGGATTATGTGTTCTTTGATCAGCTCAATTCACTACATTTTCTCTAAAGCTGGATATTTTTACTTATAAAACATCTCAAAAAAAACACCAGTTTCACGCCCTAACTAGAAACGGCTTGTTTCTTATTGGAACTCTACAGCCTATAAAAGTCACTCCTTCGTCAGGAGAAATGGAAACTCTGGGACTCGAACCCAGGACCGACCGGTTATGAGCCGGTTGCTCTAACCAACTGAGCTAAGTTTCCATGTAGTGGGCGTTATAATTACACCCACAATATAGAAATGTAACAATATCTGTAAAAAACTTGCTTATGCAATCGTGTCAGCTACACGAACAGTCGTCACCATTCCGTTGCCCCATCACTCACCTCTACCTCGCTGACTCAATTACTTTTTTGCTTCATAACTAATTACACATCTGCTACCAGATCATCCTCCAACGCCCACTCACAACCTCATTAGCACAAAGCACATCTATATAAATGTTTCCTTTCAATGCGTCCAAACCATACAACCAACACATTCGCAGCTTCCTCATCACTGGGTTCCAGTATTCCACCAACTTTTCAATCTTCTTTAATGTCCTATAGACGCTATATAATATACAGGTTAACCTCTCGGACTTATTTCTCCTCATTACTATTTAGGCCATCAAGTAAATCCGTAAGAATAGTCCGAATACGGATAGTGGGATTCGAACCCACACGAGCTACTGCTCAATAGAGTCAAAGTCTATTATGTCTAGCCAATTTCATCATACCGCTACATTCATTGTTTGTATAATTAAATTTCTTTCTTCTTTTTATTTAGCACAGGGAGCTTTCACTCCTCTGTGCTGTTGTCATCCTTGACTATGTATTTAGTATAGCATATCAAGTTTCGTTTGTCAATATGCAAAGTTAATTTAATTTGTTTTGTTGATTTTGCTTATATAATATGAATTTGCACGTTTCTCAATCAATTTCGCAATCAATCTTCGCTCTGCCAGTTCCCTACCAAACTTATAATCAAATTGATCTCCTGCTTCAATATTACAAGAAGCCATAGCTTTTACACCGTCGAATTCTACCTGCACTCTCTTACCATTAGTTCTAACATTATATACTAATAGTTTTTCTCTACGAGAAAATGGATCCATAAAAAAAGTGTAACCTTCTTTCCAGTCTCCCCATTTGTACTTAGGTTTTATTTCTTTATCTAATTTATTAACATGTTCTTGTGTAACAAGAACCGGCACATTGTTTGTAATGTTATTCTCTTTGCATAATGACTTATATTTTTCTGCTCCAAGATTAACATCAATTGATTTATATGTACCATCTTTAAGTTTTAAAACTATTAATAATGTCCCATCTGGACAAAAAATCACAATATTAATACTGTCTACTTCATATTTATATTTTTCTCCAAATAATGTAAATCCCATAATTTTTCTCCTTTATTTCTTTAATTTAATTTTTGTAACCAGAATACCTGCCAGAAAAGCAATAACAAGGCATACAACAAATGTTTCTATATTTAAAGCAACCATAATTACTCCTTACTCAATGATCTTAAATGATACATCAGTACGTCTATTCATTGCGCGATGTTCATCAGTGTCATTATCAACAACAGGATTGCTGGATCCATTTCCAACTACTACAATACGTCCGTTAGAAATTCCATTCATAACAAAATAGTTTTTAACAGCTTCTGCTCTTTGTAAAGACAACTTCTGATTATACTCGTCTTCAGGATCTGATTCCGGATTAGGGTCTGTATTTCCTGCAATTTCAATGATTGCACCGTCAAGTACCTTTGCAATGTCAATAAACTTATTAAGTTCTTTAGATGCTGCAGCAGAATCAGAGAATTTTGCCGTATTCTGAATAAATGTAACAGATGCTTTACCCTGTAATAAAGCTTCAGTATCCTGAATTTCCTTTTTATTATCCTCTGTAACCTTTACAGTATTTGTATTAGACACTTTCGTTGCACTAAATTTATCTGAAATAGCATTAATATATGTATCATCAAAAATACTATTAACAATATCAGCATTTACAGACTCACCAATTGATGTCCATACGTTACACATATCTGAATAAATTGTCTTTGCAGTTCCATTTAACAGATCTAAATTATCTTTCCATGTTGTCAGTTTTGCAGACTCCGTATTTGCTACAATATCTTCATCTGATGCAGTATTGAACATAGGCATTACTTCACGGATTGCATTAAATTCTGTATTATACATATCTGCAGCTTCCAGAGATCCCTGGATAAATTTCTCCACTACATCTGCATGTGCTTCTGCAAATTTCTTATCAAACAGAATTCCATCCATAACAAGATTTGAAGAACTTGCAGTGCTAAATAATACATGTGCGTCTGTCATATTCTTTGCCTGAGTCAGGTATGGTTCCCAGGTTGCTGCAACATCAATCTGACCGGCAAAAAATGCTTTTGCTGCATCATCTGGTGTTGAGAACAATACAAGATTATCAATAATCTTTGCTTTGGCTTTATTAGAAAGATCAGAATTATTTACAAACCATACTACAAGTGTTTGAGCTTCAGAGAATTCTGGTACACCAATTTTAGCATTTACAAGATCATTTACATTCTGAATAGAAGACTTCGCAATAATACCGTCACCACCATTTGAGTAATTTGTAATATACGGCATCACCACTTCTTTTCCGGCATCAGTGAATTTCTTAGATAAGAATGCAGTTCTGTTGATTGTATAACCTGCAGCGTTCAGATCTCCTTTAATCAGAGCATTACTTGATTGTGTTGCGTCGTTAATAACATTAATATTTACTTTTACGCCAAGTTTATCATAGATGGAACCTGACTGAGTTGTTAAGCCGCCATTAGCGTCAATAATGGATTTCCACATTACTATTGATTCAGTTCGTTACGCTGAACTGTTGATTTCCGTATAGGATATTTTATATTTGGATTATGCCAACTGCCACCATTATTAATTCTATAAATCTGAGTAACAGCTCGACCATATAATTTAGCAATATACTTCATAGGAATGCTAGGATCTTCTAACAATTTAATAATTTCTTCTAATTCATCATGAGTTAATCCTAATTCTCTGATAGGATATTCATCGTTTTCATCATAATATGTAACACCTTTATTAATGTTTAAAATTACATATCTTTCTACTTTAAACATTCTAGCAATATAGTCTATACTATAAAAGCCATCTCGTAACATTTTTTTGATTAATTTAATTTTTTCATGATTTATAGATGGACATATTAAAGGTTCTCTGATAGGATAAGTGATATCATTTTTTCTCCAAGCTATTCCGGTATTAACATTTCGAATAGTTTTTATTGATACATTATACTTTTCGGCAAGCTTATCAAATTCAACGTTCGTTTCTTTTAAATCTTTCATCAATAAATCAACCTGCTGTTGTGTTAACTTACTTTGCGGATTATTTTCTCCAGAACTATCTTGCCCACCATTTTGAATATTATATCCGAACTCTTTCTCATTACTGCGATATAATTTAATATATTCCTTTTCTTTTGTATTATAATCTTCTCCGAAATATAATGTTTCTACCGAAAAATTATCCCATCCATATTTATGTATTGCATTATAGATAGGATGATTCATGCGTTTATCATGCCGATGCTCTTTAATACGTCTTTCTAAATTATTAGTTTGTCCTATATAAATCTTATGATTTATGTTATTCTCTATTTTGTATACATATTTCTCCAATTCTTTATATTCTCCTTACACGTTACAACACTATATTTTTCAATATAGATTAGAATACATCACCATCTTTTATAAGATGCGCCTCCACTGGCTTTAACGAATTTAAAAGCTCTTACTCGTTGAACCTTATCCTGTTCGGATTTTGGAAGCTGATTCCCCATTCTTACAGCACTTAGCACCTTCTCATATTTCAATGAAAAAGCTTTTATTTCAGCTTATGCCATCTTACTAATTTTTTCTGCTTTCGCCACATTCACACTTATGCGTATTTCATCATTATGTTGTAGTTTAGTAAGCTTTAGGGTGGCTACGTGTATAGCCTTAATTCCAGCAATTCAAAGGCGTTCGATCACATTGTCACCAATGTAAAAGGGCTAGAAATTAACCAATCCATTCATCTAATGACACATTAATAACATTATCATCAGCAGTTTTCGCTTCATCTTTCTTTACAGTGTTTTTCTTGTCATCATCCTCATTATTTGAAGTAGATTCTGTTTTAGCGACTGTTTCTGATGTAGTAGTACCGGATACTGATTTATCTTTCTTCGTCTGAATCATTCCAGTCTGTGTTCCTGCAAAGATACCTCCTCCAAGCAGTGCTACAATCAGAACCATAATCAGAATTTTTGCTGCTTTAGTTAATCTAAATCTTTTTGCTTTCTTCATTTTACTACTCCTTATTTATTATATTTCTTTTTCAAGCTGTTCAGATAATCATTGCTGTTATTCTTTTTTGCTTCCGCTTCAGCCTTTTCAAGTTTGGTAGACATCTTATTATTGTGTACTACTTTAGATCCTTCCACAATAGCATCCAGATCTCTGTTTTTATCTCGAACAGAATCAAGCAATTTATCTGTTACCGTGACATTTTTCAGTTCATCCATATCATCATAGACTTCCTGAAGCTGCTTCTTTACCTTCATATTCTCCACAACTTCTTTACTTTCACGCTTTAGACTTCTAAGATTCTTTTCACACCTTTCCTGTGTCTCTTTTGCAGCGGCCGTAGCTTCTTTATAGGCATTTACCAAACCGGTAACTCTGCGGATATCTGAAAGAATTTCTTCTCTTTCCTCTGCTTTTAACTGTGCAAGTTCGATTTGATTTGTTTTCACAAGAGATTCACACTCAGCTTCAACATTAATAAGTCTTTTTCTTTTCCTATCGAGATCTTTCTGTGCATTGCTTAATTTTCCAGCAGCAATCTTATATGCATTATCCGCTTTATTATAAGATTCCTGAGCCTGGTCAATTTTTTCTTCGTAGATAGCCTCTGCTCCTTCTGGTGTGGTTGCCATATCTTTGATAAATAATCTAGTAAATCCAGACAGTAATTTTCTTGCTTCCGGAAACAGAATCAGTATCAATACAATAACAACCACTGCAACAATAAAAATCAGTTTACCAAGTTCCATTATTCATTTCCTCCAACAGTAAAGTTAATTAAATTTTTAATTCTGTCAATTTCAGCAGTAATAGTTTCATCAGATGTTTTTGTTTCAGCTCTTTGATCAGCAATTTCCTTTTCCAGACGCTCGATTTCCATTTTATGTTCTTCAATAGCATTTTCTTTTTCAGTAACAACAGCTTCAGAATCACAAATAATCTTTGAGAGAATGTCGCTTAAAACATCAACTCTTTTTTCTCCGTCTGCCTCAACATCAGTCACTGTCAAGCCAAATACACCAAGTGTTGCCAACACTGAATTTCTTTTTGTTTCTGTCGTCATTTCCTTTGGAAATGATTTTATTAACTCTTCCACTTTAAAAATTGACTGTGTTTTATCTGCCAGATTATTCTGGCTGTAAATATCATCAATCAAAGTGTCAGTATTGACTGAATCAAGTTTTGCGTTAGTCCCAGTTGTATCAAAATCAGTATCTACATCTGGAATATCAGGCGTCTCATCCGGTACTTCTTCCACAAATAAGTTTTTTAAAATTCCCATCGTATTTCCTTCCTAAAATTTCAATATTTCATCACACATTATCTTTGCTTCTGATTCACTGTGTGTGACCATGATCACAGTATTATCAAGTAACCTATGCAAATCCATAATTAACAATTGCATATTACTTCGTGTCTCAGCATCCAGTGCTGACAATGGTTCATCCATTAAAAGAATCTTTGGTTTTGCAAATAACGTCCTGGCTAACGCAAGCCGTTGTTTCATGCCTCCAGACAGCTGCTTAGGATATTTATTTTCGTTTCCATTCAGACCAACTAAATAAAGTATCTTCTTAGCTGCTTCTATATCTTCTGGTTCTACATGGCCTTTAACTTTTTTAGCAATTAGTATATTGTCAAGACAATTTAACCAATCAAAAGAAGTATAGTTCTGATGCATCATATATACTTCATTTTTACTTGCTTTTGTAACCGGATTATTATCTATGATAATTTCTCCAGATAACGGTTTGATTAATCCTGCAACCGTCCTTAACAAAGTTGTCTTGCCGCATCCAGATTCTCCAAGGATCCCGTAGATCTTATTATCAAAATTATAATTAAACCCAGATAAAAGTGGTTTATCTCTACTGTATCCTGTGTATAAATCATGAATTTCAATCATTTATATACCTCCACTTAAAAATTTTCCTCACTAACCATTTAAATACATAATCAAATATAACACTGATGATCATAATCACAATGATTGCCATAAATACTAAATCTGTTCTTCCTCTGGAAGATGATTGCTGGATTATATATCCAAGTCCATATTGAGCATTTATTGTTTCAGCTACTGCAATATATGTAAATCCAATTCCATACATCATAATGTAGCTATTTAATACTCCTGGCAATGATGCCGGAATCTGGATTCTCCATATCGTTTGTAATTTGCTCATCCCAATTGTAAGTCCGGTATCTATTAGATCGTTGTTCACTTCCTCCAGACATAATACAACTGACGGCATCATATATACGAATGTTGCAATAAACAAAAATACAATTTTCATCATTTCATCTATCCCGAACCACATAATAAGCAATGGATAAAATGCAGTCACCGGAATATATCGCATAACACTGATTATCGGATTAAGAATATCCTTAGCAATTCTGGAATTATAAACCAGAATCGCTATAGGAAATGCTATTGCTCCAGATATAAATGTAGCAGCAGTTATCCTTAGAAACGAATATTCAATTGCCTTAATCAACTGTCCTGTATGTATCATGCCTATCAGATCATCAAATACCGTAACTGGTTCCGGAACGAACAAGGGATTTACGTGTTTTGCTGTGATATTCCAAATAAGGAGTATCGAAGCAAGTAAAAGAATTCTTTTTGTAAATGTCTTCATTTTATTTTCCTTAAAGAATATGGCGTAAAATATTATACAAAGCTTCTAATTTTCCGGTTTCCTCGTATATAGCTTCTACAATTACAGCTAATACCGCAGCACATATAAAACACAAAATTAGTAGTAAAATTAATATCACAATTACCATAAACAAAAATGCTGCAATATCTCCAAGTATTCCCATATATTACTCCTCTAACATAGCTGTCAGTTCTTCAAGACTCTTGCCTTCCAGAGCTTCGTTCTGCTTTCTCTCAATAATTCTCATAATCTTCTGATTACGCTCTTTCTTATCTTTCGCAGCAAGTCTCTCTGCAGCTTCTGCCTGTTTTACCTGTACAATGAATTTCACAATCTGAATTTTATTTTCCAGCTCCTGGTCTGCTTCAGATTTAACCTGTAACAGACTTTCTTCATCACTCTGCTTTTTCTCTTTATTCAGCAGTTTAAATACTGAATCCAAATCCTGTAATTTCAGATCCCATAAATCCTCTACTGAAATCATTCCTTTGAACGGGAATCTGTATTTATATCTTGTTGCCGCCTCAAAAATATTTGTAAGTTCCATGTTTTTATTCCTCTCTTTCTATTTGTATAATTAAATTATGTTAAAACTTTACTTTTACTACTCGCTCTGTAGCGCCTTTTACTTTAATAATCAGATCATTTCTCTTTGTAAGTGAAAATCCTACTCCTGAAAGCTGATCATCAACATCTTTTACATGTGCTTTTGCTCCAAGCGTTTCAAATACTCTTCGGTGCTGCTCAAGTTCCGGTTTCAAGAATTCATTATAATATCCATTCGGCTCTTCTGGATTGATGCAGTCCTTCAGCATAAAGAATAAGTGCTGATGACCAATTCCCTTCTGTTCATCCCAGTAATTTGGTGAGTAACATACAACTGATACCGGTGTAAACTGCAAAGTTTTAATTCCCCAGACATCTTTACTGATTGTTGCACAATTTCCTGGAAGTTTGTCCACTACTTTGAAATTTCCTGACTGATCAAGGATTACTTCTGCAACATCTACATTACCACGTACTGGAGTATTGTATTCGTAAGAATGAATTTCACCATTTACCTCTACCTCAGCCTTAAATCCCTGAGAATTTCTGAATGAATACTGATTAACATAGAATTTATATGTACCAGGTTTCATTCTTTCTTTTGATGGATATGTGATGTTTTCAACTGCTACTCCACCATTTGATTTACATTGATATATTGGATCGGTAATATCAATATCTAATTCACCACCAGTATATCTTGATATTTTATGACTAAAATAAATATGATCTCCGCCTTGTGGTTCGAGGCAATGAGCATCAAGATCTGAATTATCCTTACCGTTTCCATCATTCCATTGAATAGAAAATCTTACAATACCTGTGACTGAACCACCAGCAGCTTTTACATTTTCTTTGATATCTGAATCTGTAATATTACCGGTATACGCCCAAGACATTCCATTGTTCCATTTGAACATTGTTTTCGCATCAGCAACTTCTGGAGCAATCAGAGATACCATATTCTGAATATGTTTATTCTCCAAATATACTTCCAATTCTTTCGCTACAGGCAGAACATTCTTAATGAAATCTTCTGCGCTTATTTCCTCTACCTTAGAGAATCGTTTTGGATCAATTGCAACATCCTGTTCCATTTCATCAAACAAATCCATAGCACCGGTAATTCTCTTTGCTGCATCTTTATTGGAGAAAAGTATATTGTTTACTGTGATATCATCCAAGGTAGCAAATCTTCTCTGTAATGAATCCATATAACCAAGTTCTGTAATAGTCTTCTTTGCATCTTCAAGCATCTTCTTTGTAAAGATCGCCTTTGGACGTTTATAATTTACAGGGGCTACAATCTGCTCATATTTTCTAACGGCAAGGTCAAGATCCATTCCTTCGGAAATATTCACCAGCAATGTTCCTATGCTATGGTTACGAATTTTGCCGATAACGGCACCTGCAGCAATTGACTTTTCCCAGATCCAAAGTTCTTTCTGTTCATCCGTAAGCTTTCCATATTCTTTCTGATAATTCTTAAATTCAGTAAGTTGCTTTTTCCATTCGGCACCTTTATATAAAGAATTTTGAGCAATCAGTTCAAGTACAGTATCTACAGCTTCTTTACTAATTTCATCAAGAGAACGTTTAAATACATTACGAACATCTCTGAATTGACTTAAATCACCTTCAAGTGTATGTCCATAACATTCCTTAAAGATACAAATTTCTGGCAGATCTACGAAGAAATGCTCATATTTATTAATTTTTCCTGTCGGGAGCATTTCTCTATTTTCAGGAGTACCAATTCGTTTCTCTTTTTTGAGGAATACCCCTAATACCGCTTTCTGTTTTACATAGGCATCAAGCGCAGCTGCGACTACATTATATTTATCATCTGATACTGGATTAATTCCCCAAATGGTATGTAACTCACCATTTTTAATAGATACAACGTTACCAACGTCTCTGATAAAATGTCTACAGCAACTACAGTCATATTCTCTTCTTTCTCTGTAAATTTCATTTGTACCTGCCGGAAACGAATCCAGATATAAATTATAAAGCTCCTCGGTATCCACATTTACTGTGAATAATCTTGAAGAATCTTTAGACATCTGCTGTAAATTTTTCTGGATTGCCTTTACAAAATCTTTAAACATATTTTTATCTCCTTATTGTTTAATTAAATTTTTATTTTCACTGATTTTTCTTTTCTTATTCGTGACTGATTCTTTTTGAACAATTCATCAAATACTCTTGGAGTATATTTTTTATCTGGTACAATTTTTTCTATTATTTTAGTAGCATTTCCAGATAAAACACTTGCACACGATTGATGTTTTATCGTGTTTATAATTTGTATTTTATTTTTGGCTTCTCTTCGTCTATCACAAATCTCTTGCAACTTTTTGCATAATTTATATCCTTCTGCCGCAGAAAACTTATGAAATTCAATATAATGCAAAATGTCTGAAATTTGTAAATCAGTATATGAAATAATAGAATTAAGTTCTTTTGAATAATCAGTAATTTCATTCATCTTACTTGAAAATTCATTTATACTACCGATAATTTCACCAACTATATCATCTGTCGTAATTGCTTCAACTCCATTATAATCGGTTTCACAAATTTCATATGGTCCAAATTTTTTTAATACGTCTGGAATATTATTTGCTTGAATTGCCTTAATCTTTTTCTTTTCAATTTCAGGAACCAAGAGTGCATCACCAAGATCAGATACTAATTTGATTCTTCCTGTTGGATCTCTTGCGATGTACTCTCCATTTTTTCCTTTTAAATAGTAACATATCATTGTTCATGCCTTTCTGATTGAGTTAATCTAATTCGTTTTGATAGGTCAACTATATCACCATTATTTGCATTTGTCAATAGTAAAAGTTAATTTAATTTGTTTTTGTATTCTTCTTCACTGATAATAGGAATATTCAACTCAGAAGCTTTCTTATTTTTACTAGATCCACTGTTTTTATCATTGGTAATTAGATAATCAGTTGCCTTTGTAACTCCGGACACAACTTTCCCTCCTTTTGATTCTATATCCGCCACAAGTTCATCCCGGTTAGCAAAAATATGTAACTTCCCAGTGATACAGAATTTCTTTCCGGACAATGAATCGCTTTCAGAAGATATTTTATCATTATTAAGTTTCGAAAATATGAACTGTTCTGCCAAAGCAATAACGTAATCATAATTTTCCTTAAAATATCTATGGATAGAAATATTTCGCTCCGTCCCTAATCCTTCAATACAGGTAAAATTAAAATCAGAAGCAGCATCTTTAATAAAAGTTTCAAATGGATAGAGCATTCCTGATTCCCTAGTTCTTATTTCTTCATATCTAGCAATATCCTTTGCAGCTCTACCACCAATTAACGGAATATTTAATCCTACAATAAATTTTTCTATGGTAGTATTCCTGCTAGACTCAATAGAATCTAAAATATTCGCAATTTTCTTTGCTCCCATTCTAGGTAATCTGGACAATTCTGTAGAATGATCCTTCAAATAATACAGATCAATTGGTGATGCCACAAGCCCAGTATCAATCAATAGCTGCAATGTGGCCTCAGATAATCCATTAATATCATGGGCCTTTTTCCCTACAAAAGCATTTAATTCACCCAGAAGTTTGCCTTTGCATCCAGCATTCATGCACATCAATACTTCAGAATCATTTTCTTTCACAACAGACACCGGCTTACCACAAATCGGGCATACTTCAGGGATTTGAATAAATTTTATATTGTTCATTATACATACCTCCAATGGTATTTTAGATTTTTAGTGTTTAATCCGTTACACATTCTTGCAATGGTGTATTCGCAATCACCTGTATCCATAGACGCTGAACGAATAGACCTGTATGTCTTACCTGTTTCTTCGCATAAAACGCGCTTCCACGATTGATTATTTGTTGTAGATTTTTTAGTACGTTCTATTCTTGTTCCATATTCTGCATTATATTTAGGAGTACACCATTCTAAATTATCAGAACTATTATTCATTTTATTTTCATCTATATGATTTACCTGTGTTTTATGTATAGGATCGTCATTAGTTACAAATGCTGTGGCTACTAAACGATGTATTAATTTGTTTTCAGTTTTTCCATTCTTGCATAAAATAACAAATGGATAATGCTGACTATCTTTAGGTAAATAAATTTTTAATAATCTTTCGCCAGTATTTCTATAACCATTTTTATTTTTTACAATTCTATTCAAACTTTTAACATTACCTAAATTACTTATTTGATAATACCCTTCATATCCTATTATATCTTTCCATATTTCTATTTTTATATTATCCATTTATCATCCACCATTTCTGCTTTTGTAATATATGGAATTACTTGGTTTGCTTTAATTATCCATAATTTTTGTCCAACATAAGGATGCCCCAATTTTTCTTTTAATATAGAAAGATTAAATAAACTAGCTTTTGTTATAATACTTCCTTCTATTTCGATAGGTTCAAATACGGCTATCGGAGAAATAATTCCGGTTTTACCAACTTGCCATTCAATATTAATAAGTGTCGTAATATATTCTTCATTATAAAACTTGTATGCAAGAGAATGACGTGGATACTTATCTGTGACTCCAAGTGATAATCCATAAGCGATATCATTATATGCAGCAACAAGCCCATCAATTGGATAAGATAAGTATGCTGCCTTTTCCTTTAACAGATTAATAAGCTCTTCAAGATTCTGATTTTCTTTATATACACGAATATAAGGTACAATATCAAATCCAAGTTCTCTTGCTTTTTCAAATCTTGCTGACATTAAAGGTAGTTCATCCATACCGGCAGGTACCTTCCATACTATAAAACGAACATGACGTTTGGCCGCTACCTTACTATCTAGCTGTCTGACTGATCCTGAAGCAAGATTTCGCGGGTTCTTATATCTATCTTCTTCATGTTTAATTAAATTATTAATTTTCTCAAAATCTGTATATGTAATAATAGCTTCTCCTTCGATTTCAACGTGGCCTTTCTGATTAATATGCATAGGAATATTTTCGAACACCTTTGCATTGTGAGTAATAATTTCTCCTGTGACGCCGTTTCCGCGAGTTTCAGCCTGGATCAGCTCTCCATCTTCATACGTCAAAAGAATTGTCAATCCATCCATCTTACACATTAGCAAAGAATCTTTATCACCAATAAATTTTCGAAGTATATTTACATCTTTAGTTTTATCAAGAGACATCATTAAATGTGAATGCTCAATTTTCTCTAATTTACTTTTTACTTCATATCCAACACTATGGACTGGAGAATTACTTAAAATAACTCCTGTTTCTTTTTCCATTTTTTCCAACTGATCACACAGATCATCATACTGATAATCCGTAACAATACTTTCTGCATTATTATAATAAGCATCTCGGTACTGATTAAGTTTTTCAACCAATGCTTTCATTTCTTCAATCTTGTTCATTTTTTCCTCCTGTATTATGTATAATTAAATCGTCAAAATATCAAAATGTACTGACCAATGATCACACATCATATCAATTGTTGCATCCGCGATATCGTTAACGCACTCGTCATCACATTTGACTGAATCAAACTGAGAAATATCAATATAATGCTCTGCTGTTCCCTCTTCAAAAGTGATAATATTATCATTTACTGTAATATTAACTGGATTCAACTGCATATGAGATATTATTGCAGATTCTTTTTCTCCTACAGAGAAATGTACCGCAACAGTTTTATTATCATATGCTGCTTTTTCAAACATAATATCGATTTTCTGAGCTACTTTACTTGCATTCTTTACAAATTCTCTAACCATTTTTTTGTTCCTCGTAATAAATTTGATTTTAATGAAAGTTAATTTAACTTGTTACTTTATTTAAACATGGCGACTATATTAAATAGTCACCATATTTTTTAAGAAAATATGAAGGTCTATTAATCTTAATTCCATATTGGTGTTCAATCATAGACCGAGTTTCAACATCATATAAAATCTTGTTTTTATTTGAATTATACTTCTGGATTAATTCATTTGTCATATGAATTTGTCCGGAAATGTTAATTTTTTCAGCAGTCATATATGATACATCTATGGACTTCAACGCTGCTGCTAATGAATTATACATTTGTCTCCCAAGACAATGCGGATCATCTTTTACAATATGAGATCTTTTTATAATGGTTCCATCGTCCATAAGTTTGGATTTAGTTCCATATGGATATGTTAATTCCATTGTCATATTGCTCTTTTGTGCAGTTAAAATTAATGCTTCACTTACATTTACAACTCTTCCGGAATACAATTTCATTGTATGATTTTCTACGTCGATATCATCAAGTTTTGCTCTAATCGTGTCTTCAAAATCTTTAGACTTGCCATATTCAAAAATGCTCAGAATCATAAATCGATCTCTAGGATTCTTTAATGCTTCGATCCATGTTAAAATCGTATCTCTTGATACAATTTGATGATTTAACAATGTCTTATTTAATAGTGCTGCCAGCATATCGGGTGTGATAGTTGCATAGATATTTTGTCCATTTAACACTAAATTCTCATTAACACACCAGTCCGTATATTGTGTAAGAGTATTATTTACTACAATAATGGACTCTAATGTTGTAAATTTGAACAACTTATACATTTCTGTAATCTCATTTAAATTAAAGTCACATAAATCTTTTTGATACATATGTTCAAACGGCGCAACTCTCTTAAATCTAGGCACAAGAGGAGTAACGCTTGCAACAGTTTTTAACTTAAATTCGTAAAACCTTTGTTTTCTATCTTCGTTATACATTTACATTCTCTCCTCTAAAAAAGGAATTAATCTTTTCCTTATCCTATTAAAGTTTCTCGAAAAATCATATATTATTTTTTTCTCACGTTCCGCATCATCAATAAGAAAACGCTTATAGTTCTCTATCATTGATATTTTATTTTTTCCATCATAATAATGAAACAAGATCGTAAGAATTATAATTTCTTTCTTTGAATATTCTTTTTCAAGATACTTGTCATCTTCTTCTGTAAGCATATTAAGATCTTCGATAAATTCCTTTGATACTCTAATGATTTCTTTTCGTTGCTCAGGAGAATCACTTTGCCTTTTACTGAAATATAATCTCTTAATACATTCTGCCAGAGTTGTTGAATCAATAAGCCCGCCTATTTTTATTTCCCCTTGCAAATTACACATACTGCTTTCATTAATACGCTGGACCACTTTATTCTGAGCTGCATATGAGTTATATGTGTCGCTTAACTGTTTGCTCATTTTAGTTTTCTGGTCATACTGATATATCATACGGCGAGATTTATCAATGTCAAAGTTTGTAATTCTCAGCTCCATTGGATAGTTAAAATTTGGATTTTTACTTCTGGCCTGGAACATTGATACATATCTATGATATCCATCGTTTATATCAAACGCCTCTAAAGAATGAATAATAAGCTGACGTGATTGCTCATCATAATGAAAATCTGCGTATACATCATCTTTCGGGATATTCAAAGTGATTGTATCCGGAACATAAATATGTTCCAACATATCTGCCGTAATTTCTTTTACTGCACTCTTATTCAATGTAATACGATATAGCTCATTATTATCTCGTGTTACTTTAGTCATAGCACGTTGTGTGACAGGATTATAGTTAATTAATCCTGATTCTTGCAGAGCGCAAAATGCATCTACATTTAAAGATCCTATCCATTGATCATCGCTTACCTGAATCATATTGAATACCAACGGGAATTCAATTTTATTTGGTTCTTCGTATCGCATCCCACTATATTTACTTATTTCTCTGTCTGTAAAAAAGTCAGATAACTTTTTGCGATAATCTTTTTTAGTGGCATTTAATATACTATCTGCAATTACAAAAAGTGTATAATCATTTGCTTCTTCAATACTCTTTCTACTAGATAGAAAATCTGAAAAAATGCCTTTTGAATAATTATACTTCTCATATGCATAATTGTAAATTTCTAGTTCGTCACTCTTATTAATTAAGATATTAAAAAACTTTTTGGATAAATAATCTTCTAAAATACTTCTATCGACATTCATTTTTCTCACCTCTTTCCTCAGATTATATCATGCAAAGTTAATTTTGTCTATATTTTTGATGATAAATTTTTCGACATAAACTCCGTTGCTTCCTTTCTTGAGTTATTTTCTTCAACTGTATAAATACTGGTTGTCTGTATATCCGCATGTCCTACGGCATTTTTCGTAGCAACGATATCTTTTGTTTCCTTATAATATAATGAAGCAAAAGCAGCTCTTAACTTATGCGGAGACACATGTTTACCAATTCCTTTCTCGGCATATTTGACTACCATACAATAGATCGTTTGTGGATCCATACGTTTTCCATTTTTTGATATAAAAAGAGCGTCCTCTTTAATCCCCATATTATATAGTATTTTATCTCGATCAAGGATCCAATCTCTTAATACACGTATGGAATCATCATTTAATTGATATACCTGTTCTTTATCTCGCTTGTCGATAATAGTCAAATTGTGAGTCTCAAAATTTAAATCACTTAAGTTAATTTCGCTTAATGCAGTTTTTCTCATGCCGGTAACCATAAATAAATATAATATAGCATAATCTCTTGAATGCCATTCTTTTGGCATGTAAGAATATTTTACGGCACCCAATATTCCATTTAAATCATCCATTGATAAAAACACTCTTTTAATCGAGTCTTTTCTAATAGGCCGGTTTACATTGTCCATCGGATTCCTTTCAATATCTCCTCTCCGATACAAAAAATCAAAAAACCTATTTAATGTGCAACATACCAATTTAGTATATGCCACAGACGACTTTTTAATTTCACCATTACCATCTTTTACGTATTTAATATGCTCCAGATACCTTGCGATATCATCTGCATCAATTTCGCTTATATCTTCTACATCTATATAATCTAAGAAATGATGAAGTTTTCTAACGTAATTTAAACAAGTATTCGGGCTGCGAACAGCCTGAATACTCATATAAAAATCACTCACGCATTGTGGCATATCATTAAGAATTTTCTTAACATTCTTATTTAATTTTAATTCATGCTCCAACCTTCCATTCATAACTTCATTCTCCTCTCTAACATAATTCCAGCTTGTTGATACCATGGCAATATCACACTACAATATTCCTTGACTTTCCATGAATACCACTCTCCAATTCCCATAAACAAAAGTAATCCAATTGCTGAAATAAGTCCTTTGTTCACCACAATACATAATAATAAACATGGCGCTACCCATAACCAATTCGTAGAAAAGTTGCACCATCTTACTAGCCATTTTTCGCTCATACGATCAAAACTCGCAATTTCATCTGGAGTCAAAGAAGTCTGTGGTGGGTTTGCTTTCGCTCTCCTTTTAACAAGTTCTGCTCCTCCGACATTTTTTTCTCCTGGTTTTATATACTTAGTATATTCTTCTGTTATTTTTGATGCTGCTCTTTCTTGTGGTGTCTTTCTTACTTCCGGTATACTCCAAAAAATCATTTCTATTACTTCGATTGGATATTCAGGATATAATATTGCTAAAGAAAATCCATTGTCCATTAAATAATATAGAAAACTTACCATTTTTTCTGATTCTGTAAAATCATCCATTTTATATCTTGGATCATATGGTGCTACAGCTGAAGAATTGTAAATACGTTCCCTATTTTTAAATTCTTCATATCTTTTTTCAATGTCATTAACACAACGCATATAAAATTCTCCAGTAGTAAGCCTTTCTACCTCCACTTTTTCAAATTTTATATTATTTCCATAGACAATGTATTCCTCATCTCTTTCTTCGGGTGTTAAATCATCATAAAATTTCTTTGCTTTCTCAATGAGTTGCTTAGGAGTTAGAGCATATCCCTTATATGCTCTGGCTTCTTCTTTTGTTAACCTCATTTTAAAATCACCTTACCCCTTTCTAAACAAGTATATCTAATATAATAAGTTTTACCATTTTTAGTAACTATTCCCCAATTACGAATTGGAACCCCTGTATCTATCATCTTCTTCAATTTCTCAATTCGCCTTCTGTCAAAACACCATTCAATCATGTAAGAATTAAAGTTCTCAATAAATTCTTCTTTATCAAAAACAAGAACTCCATTTTTTAAATATGATATGGTCTCTTCTTTTGAGTGACCATCCTCCATAATTATTTTAAAGTCAGTTAATGGTTTTTCCTCTATTATTTCACCTTCTAATGTTTTATAAGACTGCTTATATGTATATTCTGTAAATTTTTGTATTTTATTACAAATCGGACAATACAAATCTTTAATATGCCCCTTTTCTCTCTGTTGTCCAATTTTTCTTGGGATAGGGAACTCAAGTCCACATTCTGGGCATATAAAATTTGATATAGTGCTTCGTTTCTTTTTAGACATTTTAATACTTCCTCCTTATGCTGCAAATCCAAATTCTGATAAATTAATTGTTTCTTTTCGAGGTAAATAATCTGATCCACATGAATCACAAATTTCTTTGACTTCCTGATCGCTTAATATCTTGATTACTTTCATTTCTCCGGCAATGATCCATTCTCCAGTCATTACAGGAGACGTTTTATACCGGTAAAATCCATGTTTTGGAATATAATCTAAGTCAGCTTTTATATAATTAAATTTTCCAGATTCAGAAATCCCATTTGCTTCTGCTTCTTCACAGTAATCATGATCAATACAATATTCAACCATAGCCCATACAGTATCCGGCCGCATATAAGTAATCTTGCCATTTACCTTTTGCCCTATATGTGAGACATACGGAGCTACATCATTAATATGGAAGCCAGGACGATATCTCAATGGCCCAAGTTTACTTTTTACTTTTCCATTTTCTAATCTTTCTCCTGGTTCTGCACTAATCCATTCTGCAATTGGAATATTCGTATTTGCATTTACATACAGAGGAAATAATTTCCCCGGATATTTTTTAGACACCCTAAAAAGCTTATAACCAATTGCTGTTTTCATTATACCACTCCTCTTTTACGTTTTCAATATTTTATTAATCATGTATAATTAAATTTTATTTCAGTTTTTCATTGATATATTTTATTTTACTTTTTACATAACATTTATGGCATGTAAGGCAACTCTTTGCTCCACAATTAATATTTACATCGCGCGCGTTGATATAATCTTTATCATATACTGTAAAGATCTTATCAATAAAATCATATCCAGGATCTGCTTGATCATTAATACAAGGGCTACTATATATAATCTGTAAGTTACTTGGCTTTTTTTCGCTGGTCTCTAACGCTTCTTCGATAATCCAAGGATTTTTTGTCCATAAAGCAAAGTGTACATGCTTGTTTCTCTTACAAATATTAAAGTAATTAATAACTTGTGTAACATTAATTAAATCACCAAAACTCTCGAATCTAAAAAAGGAAGCATTGATCATTGGAATCTCTGCTTCCTTTAATATTCTGCTAGTTAAAATCTCTGTATTTCGCTCCAGGCATGCATTCAAATTTTTATACCTTTTCATTTGTCTTTGTGCATAACAATGTGAACACACCAGTTCAGAATTGCTTGATCGATTCTTGCAATATTCATTACACAAGCAGCTAGTTGATAAACTCTGCATTCCTTCCATTTTCCCTGAATGATTTACAGTATAATGGACTCCAGTTACCTTTTCAGTCTCTACTACTGTTAAAAATTTTTCTCTTACTGCTTTCATTTCATCAGCTCCTATGTTATTATATTGTTATCGTATTATATTTTTGCAATAAAAAGAGGCAGCTCTTAGCTACCTCTTTTTAGTCCCTCTATAACCCCAAAATCTTATCTCCGTGTAATTTCTCTGCTACATTTCATCAAATACTGATCAAATTCCATACCGGTAAATTCAAAGAACATTTCTTTTACCGCTTGTTTGTCGCTACTTTTATGATAAATATTGAATATTTCTTGAGCCATACCAGATATTTCAAAATCCTGCTCGTCCATTATATCTTTTAAAATAGTGTCAGCATCAACAATTTGACCATCCGGAGTGTTTGTATTCAATTCTTCTACATATTTAAGCAATTGTTCCATAACATACACCTCATTCTTTCTTAATCCGAAACAATCTCGATATCATAATAAAAATCTTCCCACTGCCATCTGTACTCATCACAAATAGCATCCATAAGGTCTACTGGTGATTCAAACTCCACATTGTTTATTTTATACATATCTCCTTATTCATTTTTTATCTCCAATATATGCCATGAAATGTCTGATTTATCGTGTCATAAATACTACATTTCCGACTAATTTTTCATTTTCCATTTCTTTTATATAATTTTCAATAATGGTAATCTTAACCAAATCATCTAAATTTGTATAAATCAAAATCATTGGAATAGGTAATCCTTCGTTATCTCTTACTTTTTCTTCTAAATTTTCCATCACAAACTTACAGAAACTTATAGGATCGCACTCTGTATCATACGTCATATAAGTATCCAGATAACTTGGACAGAAGTCACCATAAGAATAAATAGTAGATTTGTTATATTTTTGATTTGCATAAGCAATTTCAGATTTCTGTTTTTCTCCTGTTACTCTAATCATCTTTTCACATCCAATCAAAAATTTATAATTTACCGTTCATAAAATTCATCATAACATATTTTTTTTAGAAACACAATTTCGTCAATTATTTCTTTGATTTCGTTACGATCATACATAAAATTTCTCCTCACAACAAATCATTGACAGTTATTCCAAATTCACACACCTTGCTTTAATTTTTCCATATTAATCTCCCACGCCTTCTAATTTTACTCCGCAATTAGGACAATACCCTTCAATATCTTTAATTAAAATCTGCTCTTTACAACCTGAACATTCCATAAAACTATAAATATCATCATTAACAAACATCCATCTTCCACCATGATTTTCTATAATCATTCTATACCCTGTGTCTTTTACTTTTGCCATTTGTAACACCATCTTTCTCACAAAATGAAAGTCGAAATTTATTTATTTTCTTCGTACCACAAATCAGAAATTGCATGAGTTAATTCTATTTGCAACATCCATGTCGTATTTGCTCCAAAATCACAGCTGTAAATTTCTCTGATTCCACCCAAATCTGTCTCAGGATCAAAAAATCCAGTTTCTTCTACTTTAAGAAATTCACCATACAATTTTACTAATTCTTCTTTTGATTTTGTTTTAAAAATATTAACGTGTCCCATATATCATACCTCCATTTTAATAAATTCAGTCTTTCAATTCCATTATATATACTCCAAAACATCCAGTTTTCCACATCTAATCATCCTCCTCGTTATAATCCCATCCGAATATTTCCGCAACTTCTTCTCTTATATCTTCATCAGCCCTCATAGCACTGCAGCAATTACAAACTCGAATTGTTTTCTGTACTCTTTTCCCTAATATCTTGCCATAATAAGTATATTTTGAATTAGGTGACTTAATTTCACTTGCTCCGCATAACCAACAATGTGTCATATTATCACTCCATTTTTGATACTGAATTACAAATTTTCTGATTAAGTTTCTGATATATTTTCACTGATTCATCCAATGCTTTAATTATAGATGTTTCACATGTTAATTTTTCTGCTTTGTAAGCATTATCAATTAAGCAAATCAATCCATTTGATAAAATACTTATTTCTTCTTGTGTGAGTTCCAATTTAATTTTTTTCGCCTCTGTTCTTTTTACATAAAACTTATGATCAAATCCCCATTGTGAATATAATACTTTTAATGTCTGATCATAAGTTCCACCAATAACACATCCATCTTCGTAACAAAATCCTTTACTATCATCAAAATAAATATATTCATCTTCTTCTAATCCATCAGAAAATAATTTATCTGTATTTCCTAATTGGACAGAATTAAGACCTACTTGTAAAGTAACTTCTCTATATTCATTTGTTGGATAAAATTCCATATATTTCACCTTTCTCAATCTGAAATCATCATTTCATCAAAGTCCTAAAATCATCAATGTGAATGCTATTATCAGCATTATAAATGATAAGCAGAATAGACATCCTCTAGTCATACGCTGTTTTCTTTCATCTTTTGGTAAACAAAGCCCTATATAAAAAATTACAAAACTGATTATCGCACTTGAAATACTTCTCATAATTTCCTCCAATTCTTCTTTTATATTATAATTTGTTAATTTCTTCTGCAATTTTCTTCAATACATTACCGCCTTCTATTTTCTCAATGCTATCTCCATTTTCCCAGATTGTTAAAATTGGGTAATCATTATATTGTGGATCAAAATAAGTTTTGTCACACATTTTCTTTCTTATCATGTTAATATCTTCTGATATGCAAGCAACGCGCCCTGTGTTGTATTCTTCTAATACATATATTTTCATTTAATTTCCACCTCTCAATCACACAGATGATTAATTCTCTCGTTATAACATTCATCTTTGATATGTAATGCATAATATAAACAGGTCTGAATATTTCCTATTTCTTCCATTGTCAAATCATATTTTTTCGCATATTGTTTTTCTTTAGTAAAAATTCCACCACATAAAAATTCTTCATCATTTAATATTGCTTTAATAACAGGCATTAATGTATTCGTCTTCATAATATTTTTCCTCACTTTCTGTCAGTAAATCATCGTTTCATTTACTTTAATATAATTAACTCTGCTTCTTCGACATATTTCTTTGCAGCATTATATCCATTTCTATTAAGTTCACCTTCAATACTAAACCAAAGTGAATCTAAAAAATTTGGAATAGATGCAAAATCTTTGTTTGGATATTTTTCTCTATATCGTTTATACGCCGTTTTATATAATTCATCTACTAAATCACGCTTCATTATATTTCCTCCATTTTCAACCTGAAACTTTTGTTTCAAATACAATTCTTTAGCATTTCTATCGCTTCATTTAACGCTGCCTGTTTTTCATTCAATTCTTTTTGTAACCTCTTTATCGTCTCATCTCTGTCCTTCACCATAAGCTTTAACTGTTCTTTTGTAGCATTATGTATATTCAAATGCTCTCCATTTTCATACTGTTTATTTGTCATAATTTTCTACTCCCATATTCTCCGTCAATAAATCAACTTTGTTCCACATTCCGGACAATGTTTAGGCCGTAACTCTTCTTTCTCATCATTTCTAGCTAATGAATAACCACATTCCGGACATAAAATTTCATCATCAGCATCATCTCCCTGGCGTTTTACCTTAATTCCGTCTTTATATTGACACCGCATTTCTGCAAGAATAAGAGCCACTGTCTGAAATAAAATTGCCGACTCATGAATTTTCTTTTCTAATTTCAATAAATTTTTATATGATTCATAACAATCTTTGATTAAATTATTTTCGTTTCTTGCAAATCGTGGAACAAATGTTCCAAAATCATTTTTACTGGCAAAATGTTTTGAAGAAATTGCATCACGATCAATATTTTTATAGATTCCAACGTAATCATGAATAAAATCATTATTAGTAGAATCTAACCAAGCCTTTAAATCAATATCAAATACCTGCACTGCATAATTAATATCCATAGAATGACTGAGCCGGGAACTATACATAATTCCCAGCTCCGCTGCTCTATCAATTATTTGATTAATCAAAACTACTCTTGTTTTTGCTTCTTTTGTATCTTTTACGTTTTCCATTCCACTTACCTGCCTTTCGCTTATAATATCTGCTATTACAGCAGACCCACATTTTTACTCCGAATACACCAGCAGATACTTGAGCATACTTAAAACTTCTGGATATAAATGAATGCTCATAATCATAAAACGGTGCTTTTCGAATTTCATCTACGTATCGCTGTTTCATATATTCTGTTGCATCACTAATATTTAAACACTCAATCACCTCTGCCCTTTTATTGCTATGTATAATAATTACGCTTATCTTCTTCATGTTATCCTAGCCTCCCAGTATATGCGAACGTTCGTTCTGTTTTTTGATATTATTGTTATACCATACTGAGAGGCTGAGGTCAATATTTAATCGAACATATTTTCGATTTATACAGATTTTTTAGGATACAGCTCTTTCATCCTCTTATTGAAATCAAAATTATTTGCTTCAATAACGCGTTTCATATAAGCGAATAATTTATAGTACAAACCTCTATACTGCTCTACTGCACTTTCTACATCTGCAAGAGAATCATTCAAAGACATCATATTGCCTTTAACACCAGGAACTCTGCATCCATGAAACTTAATTAAATTCATAAGTGTATAATAAGAACCTTCTCCCTTGAATGCATCTTTCCATTCTCTACATTTAGGAGTTTCATTAGGCAGTCTATACATATTGGCACAGAACTTTCTTAATACTCTATATAAATCTTTATATGAAAATGTCATTGAGTGATTTCTGATGTTAATAACTACTCGTTTTACATCTGCAAAGTTGCTTTTCTGTGGATAATATACATATTTGTTAAGATCTTCAACAAATATATTTCTACCAAAAACCTTCTTATAAGGAACACCTTTACATTTATGCATCGGAAGTTTATTAACATAAATCTCAAGTTTATTTATATAATCATTACATGTAGCAGAAACAACATCCGGAATAAAGAATCTTGACCTTTCAGCAAAAGCTTCTGGATCCCTATCCTGTAGTTCAGCTAATACTCGAATTTCTTCTAACATCATTTCAAACTGATACTGATATCCATAGTGATCGTTTAAATATGCGTCATATCCAGATTTACCTGTATAATAACTCTTGTAATTCAGCATTCTAAACATTTGTGCCATAACCCATCTTCTATGAAGACGAGTATTTCTTACATATCCATCTTCATAAATCTGAGATAAGAAAGACTCCTCTTCTGAATTAATTCTTTTCTTCTCCGGATTTACAATGACAGGACTTCCATCTTCGCTGATTGTTACATTAATTGTACTGCCAGGTTTTAAACCTTCCGGTAATGTTACGCTGAAGTATTTTCCTGTTTCAATGTTTGCTGCCTTTAATGCTTCCATTCTGTTCTCTCTTGATTTTTTCATAGTTTTATTCTCCTTTGTATTTGTTTTATTTTCTGTAATTTCTCTCCAACCAAGTACAGCGCTATCTGTATAATTACGCCATTCATAATTGCCATATTTACCTTTGATCATCATGTCTTTTTTGGTAGTTCCATTTTTTAAAAGAATTTCTACTTCCTTATATAATTCTGGGGTATTACCATAATTCCAATTCATAATCTACATTCTCCTTTTAATTTAATTTCAAAATTCTATTTGCTGTAATTAATTACCTCATTATTCTAATTTCAACCCAAGCATCTCTTTCGCTATTTCCTTCACGGCTCTTCTCGCTGTCCAGTCAGTATACTCTTCCGCACAGGCCACGCAGTGGTCATACATAAACCTCACCAGGTCACCGGCATCTTTGATACTATCCTTGATTTCGGCAATCTTTTTTCTTTCTTCTTTTTTTAATTTGTTTTGAAGTTCTTCTCGCGAAGCATACAAATCTTTCAGCAGACAGCTGCTGTCTCCGCCGTCATCCCAATGTATATCTGCGTATGGATACTTCTCCGGGTTTCTGGCAGAAACCTCTGTTTCGCCAAGCGCCGTGATTTTTGCACTATGGATGTCCTCTGCCCACGGTTCGAAAAACCATACTTCCTGCCCAATTTTTGGATTTTTAATCATTTTTCGTTCCTCCTAACATTTGATCCACTTCTTCAGTATAATTAAATCTTTATCCTTTCCCTGATAGAACCAATGACTGCCCATCTGCTCTTCGTCCCAAGTCAAATATCCTGCCAAAGAGGCACAAAGAATGAATGCTTCAAGCGCAGCTCTTGCATAATTTCGGTCTTCACCAGTAACTAACTGTTCATCCGTCATTTCGTCTGGCTTTAATGCACGAAAATATTCTCTTTGTCTGTATTTTTCGCTTCTTTCACTTGGAATGGAATATTTGTATTTGTGATACAGATTTTCAATGATCTCAAAACATATTTCATTACATTTCTTTCTTGATGTATCAGAGTTAATTCCGTCAATCACGATTAAATCGTGACGAATATCATACATAGAAGATTCTATATATTTTTTATCTTCACAAATTAATGTTTTATTCTTTAAATCTGCTTTCCATCTTTTGTTTTCACTGCTAAAATTGGATAAGAAATCTCCATAAATACTCATTCTATCTACTTCCTTTCATTTTATTTTATATTAACTCTGTATTTCTGAGACATTCCTTTAATGGTTTCATATATGAAGGTTATCCGGAGGATATCCAGCTCCGTTAGGGGCTGGATTTCCTCCAGTTCATCACCTTCTTATTAAATATTAAATACCTTGTTAATATTCACTGCCTTGTGGTTTTATATCAATTCAACATTTCTGAGGTATCACTATAATCATTTCATATCTCCAGAGCAAGTCGTGAGGCAATTTATTGCCTCAGGTAGTTGTTTCTGAAATTAAATTAAATGTCTTATTGATACTCGTTACCTTACGATTTTTTTATATTAACTCAACATTTTTAAGACATTTCTATAATTGTTTCATATTATGGAAGCAAGGGAGGTAGCAGCCGGAATGATAAGTCCGGCAGCTTCCTCCAATATTTGCTTCCATGATTAAAATTAAAATGCTTTGTTAATATTTCACTGTCTTGTGATTTTTTTGTATAAGCTCTACATATGTGGCATATTTCTTTAATGGATCAATATTAGGCGGAATGCGATGACGCATTTCTTCAGAGATATCTGACAGAATTGGGTCATCGTCATGTACCGCTTCATTAAATAGAATATATCTTGCTTATACTTGGTATGCTCCTAAATTAATTTATTATGCAAACTCAATACTTACGGTATATTTCTATAATTGTTTCATATAATGCAGGTTACTGGAGATGTAATCTTCAGGAAGTGCTGGGGATACCCAGAGGTTCCTGAAGAAGACATCTATCTTAGCCTGCATAATTAAATCTTAAATATCTTATTTGCATTCCGTTATATCCGGACTGAATATACTCAATTAATCTGGCACATTTCTTTAACAGAGTCATATTGAGCTGCGATTCTCCTGGTGGAGGATCTTAAAGCCGGTTCGGTAGACCGGATTTCAGATCCGTAACCAGGAATAATGGCAGCACCATTGAATTGAATTAATCTTGTATATTCCGAGTGTGTTCTCGTTTAATTAAATTACTTATTCAATTACTTTCCAACTTCGTAGAAGTGACTCTAATGAATCTGAAATAGAATCATAATCAGTGCCATAAATATTAGCATTCATGCTACCATCTAATTCCATTTCATAGCTTTTTTTAGGAGGCTCCAAAGTCACACCCTTTTTATCTAAAAAATCTTCAAAGATATCAATAATACCTCCAATAAGTTCTGTTTTGTCATTCTGGCCAGTCATGTTTTTTGTATCTCGTATTACGAGTTCTGTTTCAATTGGCATCACAGCATCGTCTGATAATGTTGCAAATTTGCATGTATTAAGATTGTATGCATTATTATCCTCACCAGAAGTATCTAACTTTAAATAAATATCTCCTGAATATTCGAACACATTTCCGCACACTAAATCTTTAAATGTATATTCTTTTTTCTCAGTTCTTTTATCTATAATTTTCATATTATTAATCCCTTTCCTAATAAACTATTTCCATTACATCAGGATAATCTTCTCTATAATCTTCATCATTTCTTGGTTGCCATACAACCAGATCATCCAGATCATATTCATCAGTACCGAAATCATTATACATTCGCCAAACCTTATGTTCGGCTTCTGTATCCGTATTAGCTATAACAAAACCAACTGTCTTCAGACCGTTGAATCCATCAAACCCATACAACCAAATATTATCCGGCATACCTTTATCCCTCCCTAATCATCGAAAATAATTGTATCATCTGTGTTTCCCCAATATGGTTCTTTTTGAAAAAGCTGAATTAATGTTGAGAAATCTGCAGGTTCAATTATGTATAATGATTTTAATGTTAAATCAACATCTTCTATTTCACCAACGGTTTCATTAGCCTTCACAGCAGATTTCAAAGCTTCTTCTTCTGATGATTGATTAACAAGAAATTTTGTTCCGCATGGCAAAAATGTTATTAAGTACATTCTTTATCCCTCCAATTCCTCAACCAAACTCCAATAACTTTCGTTTTCATCAAGCCCATCTTTTTTATTCTCTTCGACAATTTCATCAGCCTTCTGTTCTGTTGTACAAATAGCTATTGTTTCTGTTACATTAAATCTAAATTCATCGTCATATTCATGAACTACTCTGTAAACTTTTTCGCCTGCTAAAAATCCTGGAATCTTTGTTACAAATCCGGACCATTCATGCACATCATTCCCAGATTCATCTGCTGAAAATATATCAAGCTGTCCTTCAATACTTAAAACCACACACATTCCATTATATTTTTTCAAATAATCAATGCAGAATTCCACTCCGTAGAACTGTAATGTCCCGGCATCTAACTCATCCCAGCTTTCCCATTTAAAGAGATCTTTTCCGCAAAATGTTTGAATGTTATTTTCTTCCACCTTCATGTTTTTTATCCTCCTCCATTAATACAAGGTTAACTGCTTTTTCAAATTTCGCACGTAACTCTGGATTGCTATCAACGATCTTTTTTCTACTATACCCAGCACTTCCATGTTTAGAAACATATCTCTTTTTCAGATTTACCCAATTAATATTAGGATCTGTTTTTCTAAGCATTGCATATACCTTTCGATAACTTATAGTGTAATTTGCGCTTTCATCATTTATCTTTTTTATCAGAGGCTGCATAATTAAATCTATTTTGCATGTATTTTTATACTTTTCAGCCATATCTGCCAGAGTACAATCGAAAATTGAACGCAATTGTTCATCTTCATAAATAACATCAAATGTAGAAACTTTAGAAATATTGGAATGTCTTCTTCTGTACTCTCTCTTCTCCTGGTCCCATACAATTCCATATGTTTTATTTATATAATCATATAAATATTTTAAAACACTATTTCGATCAGTAAATTTAGAACTTTCTGAAAGCTTATCAACAAATTCATTCGTTCTTTTCTTCCAATCGTAATATTCCTGTTCTGTTGGTGATACAACTTTCTTTTTATCCTCTTTTTTAACAGGTATTGCATTGTTTAATTTAACCGGATCAGCATTCTTATTCATCATTGCTGTTGCAAACTTTCCAATTTCAGTATATAATTTATCGATCTTGTTATTAATTTCATCGAGTCGATTTGAATAATCCGGAATTGTAGGCATCTGAATATCCGGAAATTGCAGCTGAATCATATTCCCTTGTGGTTTATATACTGGAACAATTTCTTCTGTCGTTTTCTTGTCTCCTAAGAATGCAGCTGCAAGGACATCTTTTGCCTTTAACTGATAATCGATTAGTTTATTTACTAATACAGGATTTTCTCTCTGCATTGTTGGTGTAATAGCAATTTTTGCTAGCCATAAAGGGACATAGTCAAGATCAAGACAAAGAACCTTTGTATTTGAATTCCCAGATCCCAAGGAGTGAAATTTTACTCCTTGGGATATAACAACATCTTTTTGTATTTTCTTCCGTTCATTATCGATCTTATCTTCTCCAAAACCAATACCCTGGCACACCCATCGAACACCAACCCAAACTTTTCCGTCCGGATCCTGTGCTGCTCTTAATATATCTCCATGAAATTCCACATCTTTTACTATTAATTCGCTATTCATATTCGCTTTCCTCGCTTTTATCTATTTGATTAATTAATCCCAACCTACAATTGTTCTACCGTACTCATCAGCAGCTGCAAAATCCCATTCAATATCGCCATGCTCCATCTCCTCGTCACTAAATTCACTTTCAAAAGGATTTTCTCCTCGTCTAAGAAATTCAATTTCTTCTTCTGTAGCCTCAATCTCTTTGTATACTCTAAGTCGTTTTTCTACGGTAACTTCAATTAATTTTTTCTCTGGCATAATCCCACATCCTCTCTTTTATATTCGACGATCTTTTACTTCGCTTACCGGAAACAAAAGTAATTCTGTAATTCCATTTACTAATTCCTCTAATGAATTAGCCCATCTATTATGATAACCATGAGCATCTTTCATATCGTCAGCATACCTGTACATATATTTTCTAGGTTGACCGTTCCATTTAATTCCTTCTGTATTAACATATACTACTGAATTATTCTCTGGATTTCTAATCCATCCACTGGTACCACGTTTATTTCCATTTACAGAAATTTGATGCAATGAAAACTCCATACCAGGTTTCTTTTTGTTAATTGCGTTTTTTAATTTTGTCGTTAAAATCAACATAAAATCACCTCCATTTTGTTTAATTAAATTTTAATAACTCAACCTTACAACTCTTCCATCACATAATTCCATAAAGTATTCATCATCCTCAACTAAGTCTTCTCCAAATTTCTCATAGTCAAAATATTTAGAAGAAATTGGATCATCATCTTTGACATATCCTAACTGCCAAGCTTCTTCGCGTCCAGCTTCTTCACTATTATCGTATACACAACTTACAATACTGCGATCTCTAAAGTCTTCTGCGTATTCATTAAATATCTCTTCAATATTACGATCTGATAAATTGTATTCTTCTTTTAAATATTCCATTTCGCTTTTCTGAATATCTTCAAAGAAAGCAAACGCTTCATCAGACTTTAATTTATCATAGATATGTTTAATAGAATCAATAAGTTTGATCCCTGCTCTGTATCGACTGTCACCCTTTGTAATGCCATAATCAAATGCTTTGATAAATATATTGAATGAAATAATTTCTTCATATTCATCTTTTGTGAGAATTGATTCAATTTCTTCATACTCAGGGAACTCCCCACCAAAATAACAACTCCCGCATATATTAATTGAACTGAAATAGTGGTTACATTCAAATTTTGGACCAGCTGCATCGACATAAGCACAACAATCACGATCATCAGAATCTTTAATTCTATATAAAAATAAATGTTCACTCATATAATCACCTCATTTAATACTTCCAGAAGTAAGAATTGTTGCAAGTCGTTCTTTCGCTTCTTCTTCAGTTCCCCTCATAATTCCTAATGTCATATGGCACTCTTCATTTTCCCTAGATGTTAAACATAATTTCCATCGACATGTACCATCTTGAAAATACTTAATTGCTAAAATATACGCATAAAACAGCTTAGGATTTATTACCGCTGGATAAAACGAATAATATGCAGTTCCGGGATTCTCACCTCTTGGTATATCTTCCAACAATGTTTTCTTTTCTTCGAAATACTGATTCATGTCTGAATCCATTGTTGTAGCGAAATCTGCAATGTCTTCCGCTTCCCTTACTTCAATTTTCGGTACAATATACATATTTACATCTCCCTTACAATCGTATCATATACCGGCCTGCAGATATTCAAAGCTTTCTGCATACACCGAATACTGTAATATCCTTCAATTTCTTTTTCTGTGCTCTTTCTATTGGCAGATACATTTTTTCCGGTTCCTCTAAGAATCGTGCAATCTTTTCGATTAGTTACAGTTCCTAATCCACCAATATTTCTTTTACCTGTCTGGCAGGCTCGGATACAATCCATAACAAATTCATTCAATGTATCAATATCTTTCTCCACATTGATAATCGGAAGTACCTGCGTTGCCCAAGAATAAGTTCCATCTCCTTTATATAAGTATCTGTTAATAGATTTCAAAGCAATTTTACCGCCGACATGATAATTTAAATTGCCAATGCTTCGTTTTGAAATTTCTTTCTGAAATTGTTTTACACGATTTGGTGATAATGTAATTTGACTTCCCTTTATCATAAATCCCAGGAACTTAAACCATTTATCACCTGTAAGGTATTCTACTTTCTTTGGATTCAATTTCATCGACATCTTATTTAATTCTTCTTCAAGAATACTCATGGCATTTTCATATTGAGTTCCAATGTATAAAATATCGTCCGAATATCTTACATACATACTAGCCATGTTAATGTGTGACTTTTCATAAAGCTTAAGATCAACATGATGCAACATTACATCGGCTAAAAATGAAGCTACCGCACATCCTTGCTTTAAGCTCTGGTAATGTTTAATTAAATTTCCATCTGGATCAAAACAAAGGTCTGTATGATAATATTTTCGTAAAATTGTAATTACCTTTGATTTTCCAGTTCTCCTTTCCACACAATCAAACGCATCGTCAATAAATTCAATCGGCACAGAATCAAAATATTTACTTAAATCTGCTTTGAAACCTAATATGCCGTTTGGATTCTGATATGGATTTGGCTTAAGTTTATGTGATATCTCCTGCACAACTTTACCGCAGCCAATTCCCTTCTGATAACTTTTGCAAGCTGGATGAATCATATCTGAACACAATTCAAACAGTAAATCATTTACAATAGATAAAAAGATCCTATCAATATTTTCGTTTACATATACTGTTCGAAACTCTCCATTGTCCTTTGGAATTAATGCCTGGTGTGGCGGAGCGATTTCATAATTATCTTCCAGAATTGCCATTGCCAATCTTATTCTTGTCTCTGGACCACAGAGCTGACGCAGCTCTCCTTTGTCAATTCCTTTGAAAAACCCTTTATTAATTGCCGCTTCCCATCTTTCTGCTTCAAATACTTTTTCTAAGAGAATATCTTTCATCTCATCACCTCATATCTCTTGAATGCATTTTCCGTCTTTAACAACCAGCACATTTACTCCGTCATCACACTCAACGAAAAGATCTGATGCGTCCTCCAATACTGGTGTAAGTTCTTCAAACATTTCTACCATGACAGATTCCCACCCATAAGAAGCATCAAAGCCATTATCATAAGTAGTCCAGCCATCATCATCGTTAGCAACATCGAACATTTTTCCGATACCAATAAACACAGCAATCAGATCATCAATATCATTAATATCTAAATTCTCTGATTTTCTATATGTACCCAACCCATAATCAATATGCTCCTCTTCTCCTCTGCTGATTTTTTCTTGCAGTATTTTAATTGCTTTATCCTTATCCTTGAACTTCATCTGTGAATGTATAGAATATACTGATCCCATAATTTAACTCCTTTCAACAAAAGCTCCATTCAGCAACTTCAACAATATAATCTGAATCAGCATCATCCTCAAGTTCAAGTTCCAACGTCCCTTCATTAAGAATATCCTGAAATCCATCATCGCTTGAGAGATAAGCGGTATTTCTTCCAAATGGCAAAATATCATTAATCATATGTAAATAACACATATCCCAAGTCATTGATAAATACCCGGTTACTGTACTAATAGTGTATTCAGTACAATCCCTGTCAATCGTATACACATCTCCAGATGGTAATGTTACTTTCGCTGTATTTACCATTACGTCATCTCTATTTGTTTTACCTTCAATAATCAGTCTCATCTATGTCATCTTCCTCTCCAAAAACTTCTATCGCAGTAGCATAACTATCCATAAAACCTCCATACTTACTGGTATCAAAGCACCAATCGTAACCACATCCGTTTTCAATGGCTCTTCTAATATCTCTAGCAATTTCATCTACAATGTCGTCATTATCCGCAGCCTTTTCATATTCAGGTTTGTCATTTTCCTTACTTAATTTCAACAGTGTTTGTTTTACTTCTTCTTTGTAAATATCCAACTGCTCCTCTCTCAATTCCGCATCCCAGGCAGCCCAAGCTGCCTTAATTTCATCCACTGTGAGCTGAATCTGCTTTCCATCTCTGGTAATATACACGTTTTGCATAATTATTCATCCTCACTTTCTCTTTATTCTTCTACCTCTCCAAATAATGCTTCGTACTCATCGCATTCCAGATGTTCCATAGCCCATTCCTTTGCGCTTTCTTCAGTCATAGGAATAATTCGAGATCCACCAGTGCTTCCGCCACATACACTTCTTGCATATTCAGTTAAAGCACCACCTTCTCCGTACAGGAAATATTCTCCTGTTTTCTTAAGATATAAGGTTTCCTCGCAATGATTGAAGTCAGAACATGGATATCCATTGCTCCAATAACCAATTTCTTTTGCCGTTTCTGTATCATATTTTCTTCCGTTAATGATTTTTTTCATGATTTAGTCCTCCTTTTTAACAAAAAATCTCTTGTATCGCAGTCCAATTTGAAATCTGCAAGTAAAGCAATCAGAGTGCAAGGTCTTCCTTGTACCAGTATTTGTCGCCGCAAGAAACGTTCTCCAAGTACCAGTCTTCCACCACCGCTTCTCCAAAATCAGCATCACCGAACTGCATTTTTTCAAGCCCTTTTTTGTATGCTTCTTCCGGGGTTTCAGCAGAAATTGTGAAATACATTCTTGCATCCCTTAAAGAATAGCAGTTGTAACTTCTCAGTGTTCCATTGCATTCCAAATCTCCAATACTGGAGTCCTTTTCCGGAATATCAGCATACACTACAAAAGCAACTTCGTATTTTTTAGGCATCATCTACAATCCCCTCCTCTACTGCCTCAATGTATGCATCATCCATCAGGCGCGTCACCTGGCAGCATGAGCATTCATCGTTTTCGCAATATTCACAAAGTGCTTTTCCTGCTATACTAAGTTTTTCGTAGAGTTCTTTTGTCATCTTTGCCATATTTTTTACTCCTTTCTTGGGTTAGAATCATACAATTTTTCAACATAAAAAATCCCTTTCTTGATCTTAAAATCATCATTTCATGCCAATTCTAACCAATATGAGTTTTTTAATCCTCTTGCTGTTTTTATCGTCCCATTACAGATTTTAAATTTTACACCTAATAACATTGCTGTATTTCCATTTATCTCATATCCTTTACTCTTTAAGTGATGTAAAAATTTATTCATCTTTATTCTCCTTATATTTTCTTAAAATAGTTTCAATTTTATCCGCAAATTTAGATGTTGTAAGTGTCGGTGTACCATTTAATGCGTTCATAACTATCTGAATTTCTTTTTCTGTTAACATGATTACCTCAATTTTCAGCATAAAACTCTTGTTTCATTTGCATTATATTGCTTCTAAAAATTCATCTTAAATTAATCATCACTCAACCACCTCATATCCTTTCAATTCAAACAATCCTATCAATCCTTTCAATTTTACAAACGCTGGAGTGTATTCTTTTGTCCGATCACAATAACCAAACCATTTACCATTTGTATCTTGCTGAATACGGTAAATATTTCCATTAGTTTTATTTACTGCTTCCATTGCATTACTCCCTTCCGTGATGCCGAGGTATCAAACCTCAGCATCACAAATTGCGTAAGCCTTATCGATAAGTTCATCTCCGTCTACTACTTTCATGAACATGTTTTCCTGATAGTATTCGCTTCCTCTGGACGGTTTTCTATGTGTAGAAAAGTCAGAAACAGCATTCACAAATCTATAAGCAGATGGCTCAAGCACCTGCAGATCCGGAGCATTAAGATATCTCATCATAAGTTCGTTTCGCATTTCCTGAATGTTTGCTACTTTACGATCTCCATCTTTTTCGCTGATAGGAAGTAACATCTTAACAAACTTATGTACCTTATCAACATCAAGCTTTTTCATCTTTATCTTTCCGAATTCTGTTTCTAAAGCTTCAAGATAATGTTCAGTGTTCATGAGCGTATATTTTGCCTCTACAAGCTTCTCATCAATGCGTCCGGTATGTTTGCACACCCACTGTCTTTCAGCCTCTTTAAGGGCCAGATTAAGCGTATTTTGGCACCATACACGTACCGGTGTAATAGCTACTCTGACTGATCCTTTTCCGTCGTGACTATTCGTAAACACTAAGAACGGATCAATTTTTTCATCAGTAATCATTCTGCCTTCCAGTCTTGCAAGCATCCATACTTTCTTACCGCTCTGAAGAGCACCTGCAGTTTCATATCGTACACCTTCTCCAAGTAATCCATCTGTAAAAGCAAAGGCTTCATCATTCTGCACTACCTTATAACGATCTGTAACAACGCCAAGCACTTTATCATCCAAATCTCTTACGTTGGCTTTATAACCAGGAATCTTTAATCCTGTAGCTTCAGAAATAATATCTGTCGGAACTACATTCCAGTCCAGACCTGCTAATCTGATTGCATCTCTTGATGTAACTGCCCCGGCAATTCCCTTGCCAAGTCCGTCCCATGGAGTTCTTCTTGCATCAAACATCGTTTCTACATGTGTAAGGTTATTTGTTCTTCTCTCGATTGTATTGTTCATCATAATATACATCTCCTTTTGTTTAATTAAATTTTTATTCTGTTTTATTTACTTTACTCACCGGCCACTCTTTTAGTAATATCAAAATCTCTTCCGTCCTTCTTACCGGCTTCATAATCTGATTTTGATACTTTTGCTGCTTGCTTAGACTGAAATGTAGTTGTCCTTGCTCCAAGCTCAGACATTCTTTGTTTTACTTCTGGAGGCGTAGATAATACTAAGCCCCAATTTGCTTCTGACTGTGCAGCTGCTCTTTTTTGTTCTTCAAACGCTTCATCAAGTCCTTTAATGAAACCATAAGCATATCCATTACACATGGATGTAACCAGTTCGTTTGTATAATTAAATAGCTTACCTTTTTGTTTTCTCTTTTTAATTTCTGATTGAATACAATCAGTTGCATATTTGAATGCAATCATACAAATTTCAACGTCTTCATTTAACCCACAAAAATATAATTTATACGTTTGTTTACCTTTTTCTCTACGAGAAAAACTTTCACAGCAGTAATTCTTACTAATAACTTTAGACAATCTTAAAATCCAAGGATCTCTTCTAGTCGAATAAGTAATTCCAGCTGAATGTTCATGCGCCTTTCTTTTTTCTTTGTCTTCGACCTCTGCCATAGAAATTTTGTGTTCCGCCATAAGCCGTTGCGCTTTTGCAAGAGCCGACTGAGCCTCATGTTCATTCGGACTCTTACTTAACGCCAAAAGTTTTTTGATTTTCTCTTTGTAATCTACCATTTTACACTTCTCCTCTCTCATTCAGATACAGGATCTGCTGTAACTCTTCATTCGTAATTCCATACTGTTGTTCCAGAAGCTCTTTCCAGTCTTCAAAAGTATCAACTCGTGGATCCTTGCAGTATTTATATCCGGCATTAATCACGTCTTCTGCAATTTTCTTAAGGCGCTTCGGTTCAATTCCCTCAGTCCAAAGTGGGCACTCAAGCTTTACATATGTAAGGATTTCGATTGGCTGTGCGATATTGCTAATCATTAAAGCTGCATTTGCAACTTTTTTATTTACATTCTCTTCCGGCTCGGTATTGTATTTATTGCATAAGGAGATAATGTCTCTCTTGCTACTCCATCCGATCTGCATTAAGAATGTGACGGCAGTATTGAATTCCAAGTCTCCCGTAATTGTTCTTACCTCATCAAGTTTCTGTTTTACTTCCTTATAATTATTTAATGCTGGCATTTTGTTTCCTCACTTTCTTTTGCTTTATCTACTGCATTGCCTTATTTGTCTATGTGATCTGATTGAATCTGAATATTTGAAAGGATCTCATTTATTTGTTCTTTCATATGCTTTACTGCAAGTGAATAACCTTTATCCACTGCATTTTTAGGAATCGAACAATCTTCATCACGATCATCCATTTCTTTTGAAAGAATTTCAAATGCTTCTTTTATCTTTTCGTATTCCTGCTGAGTTGTTCTCGTTTTGTTCTCCTTTATAAATATTTTTTCACCCTTAATCATTATCATATCTAATTCAAGATTTGATTCTTTTATTTCGAGCATATTTTCAAGACCAGCATAATTTTCCAGTAATTCTTTAGCTTTAGTTGCCGTTTTTTCTGAACTACAAAAAGCAAAAGTATTCCCCTCTAAATCATCAATTCCATCTACACACCATATTTTCATTATCTTGCTCTCCTTTCTTCACAGATTGACAAAGCATCTTCATATGTTTTGATATCATAATGACCACCATCCAGTGACTGTGTGGATTCGTTCCAAGTAGTCCACACAACCCATGGTCCACATCCTAACTGGACATTAGTTTCCGGATAATCTTTTTCTTTTGCAATAACCATATACAGGTATGAGTCCATTGGATCTTTATAACGGATTACATCCTGAAGATCATATCTGTCATCCAGATGTTCTTTGAAATATTTTCTTACATTGTTCCACACAGACATAGGTACTGTTGCACTCATAAAATTATTTCCTTTCATTTTCATAACTTATCCATAGCTTCCATTTCCTCTACATCATCAGATGTTAACTGAAAGCTGCCATCGACATAGATACCATCTTCAGGAAGTTTGATATGTTCCGATTCACTATGGAATTTTTTCATAGCTTCTTCCATATTGTTAGCTTCGATATCAATGTACCCGCACATTTCCCAGGTTACTGCTACTTTCCATGTTTTCATGCGATATTACCTCCATTTAATTTTCTTCTTTCTCGAACTGTGCTATTTTTTCTCTGTTAAATCTCATTGCCGGATAAACACAATATCCACTTCTTTTTGTTCTCCCTGTCTTCTCTGCCAAACCATTTTCCTCAAGGAAAGCTACCGCCCAAGGGCAATTATTTGTGTCTACATATGCCATATCTTCCGGTAATGTAGGATCACATAAGCAAGTCGTCAGTCTTGCAATTTCTCCATCCTGTCTGTTGTAAATCTCAACAGCCAGACTTTCATCTAACATATATCTTCCTAAACGCAGCATACAATTCTTGTATACTGAATAGTTTGTTTTAACATGTGACATGCTCCCCCCACTTAAATCCCAGATTTTGAAGTGGGGGCTTCTTGCTCAATGACTCTACCGAGCCAAGTATCTACAAGCTATCCTCGCGTGCCCCGCGATTCTTTTTGCCCGGACACGGGCGTATTTTCTTACTTATTGTCCGGATATGGACAGTTTATACTGCCAGCATCCTTCTTGCCTCTTCACGGATATTGATCGCTGCATTTCGATCTCTGTCCATCTCATTTCCACACGTGCAGCGGTATACTCTTTCGGATAATCCCAGCTCTTTTTTTATCTTTCCGCATTTACTGCATTTTTTGCTTGAAGGGAAAAAGCGGTCTATCTTTACTAATTTCTTTCCCTTCCAGGCAAGCTTATAATCCAGCATATTCCGGAACATCCCGTATCCATTATCCTGTACACTTTTCCCAAAGTGCAGGCACTGGCCCATTGCTTTCATATCAATATCTTCTACCGCGACTATATCGTACTGGTCTGTGATCCTGCGGCTCAGTTTATGCAGATAATCCTTTCTCTGGTTTCGTATTTTTTCATGGCACCTGGCAACTTTCTTTTTCTGCCGCACATAATTGCGGCTTTCTTTTACACATCTCGACAGTTTACGCTGCTCCCTTGCCAGCCTTTTTTCATTTCTTCTGAAGAATCCTGCTTTTTCAAGTTCAATCTCTTCTGAAAACACTGCCATCCCCTGCATCGCATAATCAATCCCCAGTATTTTGGCATTGCTGTAATCTTCATCTGCTGCTTGGTTTTCGCAGCTGTATCCTTCATACAGCAGACTTGCAAAATACTTTCCGGACGGCTCCATACTGACTGTCACTGATTTCAGGCAGCAGTTTTCTGCAGGCTCCCTGTGTTTTTTCATGGAGATCCATTTTAATTTGGGAAGCCGGATCCGCTTATCTTCTACCAGAATATTTCCGTTGACTACATTTGTTGTGTAGCTGTTTTTGGAGTGATGTTTTGACTTGAAACGTGGAAATCCAACCTTGGGATCACGGAAAAAATTCTTATATGCTTTCTCCAAATGAAGCTGAACATTTGCCAGTGCCAGCGAATCTACTTCTTTCAGAAATGAATACTCCTTTTTATACATGGCTGGTGTATTTTTTAACAGTTTTTTCGTCTTTTTATACTCCCGGATCTTGTCATTAAGCATCTGGTTATACAGAAAACGGCAGCAGCCAAATGTTTTTCCCAGAAGTATCTTCTGTTCTTCTGTTGGATAGATCCGGAAACGATATGCTATGTTCAA